AAATCGTCCATAACAAAACTCCTTTCAGTTTTGCGTTATGCCATCCCACCGCCGTATGCGATGGGCGAAGCCAAACAAAAGCGGTTTTTGTCAAGTCCGCAAAACTGAGAAGCGTTTCGCTTAGAGGAGGGGATGCGTTATCGGGGCAGCGTCAAATTCAGGACGCTTGCCAGCTGGTTCAGGTCGATGCCACGCTCTTTGGCGAGGTTCTGCGCCATCGTTCGGAGCTGTGCTTCGTTTTTGCCCTGAATCAGGTTCAGCCCCTGCATGATGGGGGCACTCTGCCCACCCAGCTGCTGGATAAGTCCCATCGGGTTTTGTCCGGCACGAGCCAGATTTGCAAGCTGCATGATAGGGCTGTGAGTAATCATATCAAACGGAGAGGGCATCGCTTATTCTCCTTTCTTCGCTGCGGCAGTGGGCTTAGAGAAGCTCTTCTGCCACTTTTCCAGCTCATCCAGCCGGCGCACGATGGCATCGTACTGCTCAACAGGCACATACTGCTGTGTCGGTGCAGCGGTCTGCTGCGCCTGTTGCGCCTGCATTTGCCGCCATGCTTCCGGGCTGTAAAACTCTAACACGTCAGATTCACAAGTGTTTGGGTTCAGACGTTTGCAGTAGATGACCCCACTACGCAAATCCGGGCAATACGTCCATCTTCCGTACAGATCAGATGGAATTGCCAGAAATTCCTCCCTGCTGGAAACAGGTCTGCCAAGCAGCCAACCGCCGTCTTGTGCCGACTGCTGAACAGGCTGCTGCCCATTCATCGGCTGCGGACGCTGCGGTTGTGCCTGTTGCATCTGCGTGTTCGGTAGGGGAGTGGCAAGCCCAACTGTACCCATGCCGCCGTAAGGGTTGACAGGCTGCTGCGGAACATAGGGCGCTCCGGGTGTTGGATAATAGCTCATAATACATCCCTCCTTGTGCATCCAGTGTACCGCTTTAAGCCGCCGTAAGAGACAACGAACGCACAACGAAGGACAAATATAAGCTGATACAGCTGCTACAAAATAGACAAAAAAATAAGGCAAAGTCTAGCAACTGTGCCTGTATCACTTGTGGCAGTTTTGTGGTATAATCAGTACAACAAAACCAAGAACATAGTTTTAGGAGGAAACGACTATGGACGCAAAAACCATCCAGAATCTGGGTAAGCTGTACCGCTTGCTTGATGAGGCCTGCTCCAACCGCGTGAATCAGGCAGACCTTGACAACGCTACGAGGTTTCCCGTGCGTGGCGTGATGATGAAAATCACGCTGGCGCACAAGCTCCACAAGATGACACCGGAGCTTGACAACGCCTGCGCTTACGTCCTGAAGGATGTAGACCTTGAGGACGTGGATAACAGCTTTGCGCTCAAAGCATTGCCGTTGCAGCAGCAGGGCATGTTCCAAATCGGATATATGTCGCCCGATTATAAAACGCTCGGCGTGTCTGCCGTAAAAATCAAAGCCGCTCGGGAAAACGCCGGGCTGACCATTCGTGCGCTGTCGGAGAAGACCGGGTTGTCTACCGCGACCATCCAACACGCAGAAGCCAGAAAACCCATCCGGATGACCACGCTCAAGAAAATTGCTGAGGCCTGCAACGTATCAGTAGAAGAGTTGCAAGGGTAAAAGAAAAGCGCCCACACGGAAAAATCCGCATGAGCGCTTAACTGTTAAGGGCCTCACATTGGAAGCAAAAATAAAATATCACGTTTTGACTTGCAAGACAAGAGTTTCGACAAAACTAGTGTAAATAAAACAAAATCCCCCACTTTGCCTACAAAGTACCCCGCGTGGAACGCGGGGCTTCGGCAAAGCAGGGGATTTTTTGTAAAATCAAGAGCGGAACCGCCCACAGGCAATGCCGCTCTCTACAAAGGCCGTAGCTTTTCAATCTGGGTCTCCTAAGTGCATAGGGATATAAAACGGAATAAACCGCTTCCAGCTGTGGCAGTGTCTAGGCCAGAACCGCACGATGTACCAATCGCCAAACAAGTGAAAAGTGGTGTAGTATTTTGCGATTCTTGACACTCGTTCTTCTTTTGTATTGCACATAAGCATCACCATATAAAATCGTCTCCCGCATGGTACGCACTGCGAGTAGGCGGGCGGGAGACTAAATTTCGTAAGCTGTGCGCTTGTGCTGGCAGAAATCTTTAGGCCAGACCACACCAGCAATTCATTAGGCGAATTGTCTGTAAATATTATACCACAATCCGTGCAAAAAGAAAAGCGGCAGACCCGAAAGCCTGCCGCTTTTGAATTGCATGAGCAGAAACCCAAAGCTAATTCGTTGCTCATGATTATTATATCACACATTCAGCATTTTATCAATCTTTTTTAGCCTATTGCCGATTGATGTCCGACAATACGGCACACGCGCTGCAATATCAACTTGGCATAGCTGGTCAACGTACCGCAACCGGGCGATTTTCCGGTCATACCTCCCAAGCGGTGCACGTTTTATCACAGCTTTTATCTGTTCTGCATTAAGCCCTTGCAACGCTGGCGGAAAGACTATGCGAGCCGCCGCCACGGGCAGCACCGAGCCAGAAGGGCTGCGGAAGCTGTCCGGCGTTGCGCACCATTACAGGGACGTTACCGAGATGGTCGATTTTGCCGCATCTCTTGATTTCACAAAATCGTTTCTGCTCGTATATAGTGCTTGCCATGATATCCTCCTTACTGCTTTTGTAGGGCTGCTCTTGCCCGATCAAAGAAAAACTGGATGACCTTGCTCATGGTCTCTTCCGTGATAGCCCACGAGACCAGCCTGCCCCATTTGCTGTTGTCCAGATAGTGGCGCAGCATCTTGACGCACCACGCCTTGCGCTCTGCGCCGCGCTTGGTTCCTTGGATTTCTCGCTCTGCTTGGTCGATGAGGTCAAGCACAGTGCCCTTGACGGCGGCACCGTAGCCCAGCCGGAGACATCCAAGGGCGTAGAAGATGAACCCGCCCAGCATGAGCACGAGGGCCACAGGGGCAGGAAGTGCGGTCAAAATGTTATTGATTGTTGCCATGTATTACTCTCCTCTCTCTTTTTCGAGGTCTTCGATACGGTGGTTTGCCACCTTGATCTGCTCTTCCAGCACTGGCACGCGCTGGGCAAAGTTGTTGTGCGCCCGGACTTCGCGGGTCAGCTCTTCCAGCTTGGTTTCAGTGACGGCCTGCTGCTTGTCCAGTTTGGCATCCATGCTCTTGTCCATGCTCTGAGCGGTTCGGTTGTTGGAGACGATCACGCCGATCAGGCTCAGACCGCCGGTGATGATTGCCACGATGATTGATTCGCTCATGCGCCCTCCCGAAGACGGGTCAGACCCTTCTTCGCAATGATTTTCGGGTAGTTGCGGGTGGTGACGTTCAAGTCTACGTTGCCGGAGATGCCCGGCACAGAGCCCTTGCTGGTGTGCTGGTGGGCGTGGTATATGTAATCCACCTTGGGCGTCTTGCCCGTGTAGTCGGCCAACCAGACGTCCCAGCGGCCTGCTAGACGCTGCATGTCCAACTCATAGCTGTAACCCGTGTAGGTGTACAGCTGGGCGTAAAAGCCCATTTTCTCCACCTGCTCCAGCGCGTAGGCGGTGAGGTTGGTGAGGTCGAGGGTGCTCATGGGCTTGAGCTTGTTTTCCTCCACGTCCACGCACACGGGCATGGTGAGCTCTTTGCCGCGTACCGCTTCCCGCACAAGGGCAAGCTCTGCGGCGGCCATCGCCTCGCTGGTGGCGTAGGTGTAGTAGTAGACCCCCACGTCCAGCCCGGCAGCCCGGGCGTTGCGGTAGTTGGTCTCAAAGGTCGGGTCGATGTAAAGGCCGTCTGCCCGCTTGGAGAGCTTTTTGTTGGTGGATACCGTCTTGAGCATGACGCCCTTGTAACCAGCCGCTTTGACCTTGAGCCAGCCGTCGAGGGTAATTTTGCCCTGATACCGGCTCACGTCGATGTACCGGTAGGGCGGGCCGCCCTCCCAGCCGGTTACAGCCTCTGCCCCGGGGGGTTCGGGAGGCTCCGGTGCGGGCTTTGCCTCTTCGGCATCCTGCTTGTCCCCCGGGCCAAAGATGGCCCGCACCAGCTTTTCCAGCAGCTCCAGCAGTTTATCCATTGTAGTAGTCCTCCCTCGTGATCTCCTTGTACTGCTCTTCACTAATCTCGCCGTCGGTCACCCGCTTGGCCAGCTCCCGCTTGACCCCGGTGCGGCGGCTTGCGGGCATCTCTGCCCAGGTCTTAGTCCCTGCGACCAGTCTGTTTGCCCAGATTTTATCCATACTGTACCTCCTTACTTGTTGATAGCAGCGTCCAGCTCACACAGCGAGTCCTCGATAGCCGCCAGCCGCTCTTCCGATGCCATGTCCTGCTCACACAGGGCGTCCTCAATCCCCGCCACGAGGCCGGGCAGTTCCTTGAGCTTCTGCTCATCTTCCAGCTTCTGGTGGAGTTCTTTCAGGCTCTTATCCATCTTGTAAAGACTCATCCGATGACACCTCCAATCATGGTGATATTGCCACCGACGCCGGAAGCTCCTCGGGTAATCGTCACCTTGTAGTTGAATGCAAAGCCCCGGGCGGCGGTCTTGTTGGTAAAGACGTGGTGTACAAAGGCCCGGCTCTCGCCGCGCTGGATGTCCGTCACGGTCTCCCACACGGGGGCATCGTCCCGTGCGTTGTTAGTCAACTCCACGGTCAGGCTCATGTCTGCCGGGAAACTGCCCTCCAGCGTCATGGCAGCCACGGTGATGGTGTCGTCCGCCGTCAGCGGCTGGGCCAGCGAGAGGACGGCACGGGTCACATTTTTGGTAAAGGTAGCCGTCCAGTCTGTCGAGGTCTTGCCGTCGTCCACTTCCAATGTCAGGGTGTTTTCTCCGTTGAGTATCTGCTGGAACAGCACCTTCTCGCTCAGGCACTGTACCGTGAGTTCGGTGCCGGAGGCCACGTTTTCGCGGACGGCTATCTCCATACCGTTCACCTTTTCGGTCACGGTCATGGGGTCTCCGTCGCCGTCGGTCACGGTGTAGGGCAGTGTAAACGGCTCGTTTTTCTCTCCAAGCTCTGCGCCTGTGGCTCCTACATCGCTGGTCACTTCGGGAGGCTGGTTCCAGATAATCGTGCCATTACTGGAGACCAACTGCTCTTTGGGCAATATAAATGCCGGTCGGACACCTACATCATTGGCGTATATCGTTTTGACCTCAGGGCCTCCATCGCTGGTCACAGTGACTACGCCGTCAGAGTAGCCACGGGCCTTCGACCGTGTCCAATAATATCTTGAGCTTCCTTTGTAGCGCGCCACTCGAGTACTATTCATGCCATCATGGAACCTCGACAGCCTGCTGCCCTCTTTGTAAATAGACACGTTGCTGCTGGTCCATCCAAATTCGCTAGCTGACAATAAGAAGACTGTTACCGGAAGGCCGTTGGCGCCATATCGTACAGTTTCATTATCTACGTATGGAATTTTCACGGACTTTATTGCGCTACGGCAACCGGGTTCGAGCAAATTGAAGAACGAGTTATTTAGATAATCTGATATATCAGACGAGGCATAATCAGGGTGTCTTGAGTCCCATTTCTGCAATATGTAAAGCACGTTCATGAGTACCCATGTTCCATTACAACTTGCATCATAGATTGTGGAGTCAGGGTTGCCCTGTTGCACGATGATAAAATCCATCAGTGTGCCGTTCACCTTGATTTTAACGGTGCTACCCACCGCCATATCACCAAGTCTTGTTGCCATAGTCTATCACCTCCTCAAAACTCCACCCGGCTCATTGCCTTGTTCCACACACCCGTCAGCTCTACGCCGTCCAGCGTGTCAAAGGCAGTAACAAAGCTGATACCGTTTACATCTGCGCCATGCACCATCTCCAACAGTTTGATGCGCACACCGGTGGCCGCAGCGTCCGCAGCAGCGCCGGAGATGGTGAGGGTCTTGTCGGTCTCGATTTTGATAGCGTTGATACGGTCGCCGGTGGCTTTGGCGTCTGCGGGTGCGCCCGAGATGGTAAGGGTGGGGTCGGTACTCACTACAGCAGCCGCCTTGTCGGCGCTTTTTTTTGCTTCTTCTGCGGATGAGGCCGCAGCGTCTCTGCTTGCGGTTGCAGAGTTTGCGGCTAATTCAGCAGCGTCTTTTGCAGTTGACGCAACGGTTGCGGCGGCTTCTGCCTTTTCCTTTGCAATGTCAGCCCCTGCAACATCACTCAGAGTGTTGAGGGTGTCGGCGTTCATTGGAGTACCCTCGACAACAGGTTCATCATTACGAATCAAAGTGATGATTTCTGATGTGCCATCAGATTTCATCATAGTCCAACGCCCGGGATATTTTGCTTTTCGGTCAACAAAATGCATAATAGGGTTCACCTCCGCATATTGTATCTGAACAATAAAGTAAATGGTCCTTTGCCATCGCTTCAATGTCAGACAGAACTTTTTCTATTTGGTTGATACCCGCAAAATGATAACTCAGCGCCTCGGGAACTCCCGGGGTAGAACTTTTGCCGCTGCATTTGGAACGAATGGCTTTCACGTTATCAATCCACCGAGTGGCATCCGCAATGGTCAGATAATCATTGATTGTCCAACCAGTTTCCGCAGGCACAGTTAAACCGATTGTTCCTGAAAAAATAAGCTTGCTGTCGTCGCCGTAATAAGCGCTTCCATTTGTAATGTTGACGTAGTCGTTTGCGACGACCCATGAGGGCTCGACAGAGGGCGGGTAGAAGTTGTTAGAGGCGGCGAAATAGAGCTGGTATTCGACACCCTTTTCCAGCGGGAAATCGCCCATGTCCAACACCACGTCGTTGTAGCCGCGGACAATGTCGGTGAACTTGTCCACTAGGGCGGTCGTGGAGCCGTACTTGCGCAGGACGGTGCGCATCGTGCCCGGCACATAGCCCTTGACGCGGAATTCCAGCGAGCGGAGCAGCAGGCCCGCTTTCTTGGCAGTCAGCGGCATAAAGAACTCGTACTTGGCGGGATAAGTGTCCCACGCGGGGATGTCGCCGCTTTCATTTTTCGCAGTAACAACTTGAATGTTTTGCTGTACAATCCTTGCAGAATAAGATGCGCCAACGATTTCAGCAAGTTCTTTGATTCCGTTTTCAATGCGGTTGTAATCCGTATAGCTCAGAGCGCCCTTCATGCCTGCGGCCCACTCGGCCTGTTCTTCCTCTGTCCATGTGCCGCTTCTCGCCTTTGCGGTCAGCTCTTTTACCCGGTCTATATCTGCCTGCGTTCGGTCTGTAATCCATGTTGCCATGTAATCACCTTTCAAAAAACTAATTTGCCATTGACATCTATTTGTGTGGTTTCGGGCAGGGTAAACGAAGGATGTGCGCAATAATAGAGCAAATTAGGCCCAATGGAAGCCGTATGACCCCACAATACTGGAAATCCAGAACTTCCGTCGATGGCAGTGTATTCAAGAGTTGTAACCATCCTACTCAGAAAATCTTTACGGTCGCTGGAATGGAAGCCAGAGGCATACTCGGCACTATAAAGGAAAGGAGTTCGAGTGAACACACGGCAGCTACCATCAGTGATAGCTGCATTATCGGCAGCAAGCATGGATTCCAATATGCCCTTGGCCTGCGGGAACGAAGTTCCTTCATTGTATTTATAGTCAGGAGAGTTCTTTGTCCAGCCAAAAACGTCATTGCCTTCGCAATCGCCTCCAAATTCATGCGCAGAAGGCAAAAATACAGCTTTAGACATAGTGCTCACCTTGCTACTTCCAACAGAGAAATCCATAGCAGTAAAGCCGGGAGTGTAATAAAATGTAGTGCTGCCAATTGCTTCTTTTTGTGCCGAAGAGAAGGTATTGAGATACTCGCCATTAAGCCATGTATTTATATCGCTCTGTGCATAAGCAGACCAACTGGAGTCCCAATTCATAAGGGTTGGATAACGCTTACGAATTAAAAGCGTACGTCCTACCCCGTTCAGCTCGCTCTCATAGCCATGCTTGGCAACAATGAACTCCACGACGTTGTTACCCTCGTCCATAAGCACTGTCTTACCCTCCGGAATATTGGAAAGATAATATTCAGTGGTGAGGAACGAACAGCTGGCAGAATTGCCGCCAGCAGAAGCAGTAACGATAGCCGCGCCGGGGGAGTTCCATTTGACCTGACAAGTGGATTTTCCCTCTGCGTTTGTCAGAACGTGAAGGGAGACGATTCCTTCGGGAGAAGCTGCCCAGTTGATTTTAGGAGAGTCAATAGAAGCAGGGGAGAGGGTGGCAGACAAAATAACGGACTCGCCCCAATCGAGCTGTTCGCTGGTATGGTCAAGAGAAATAGCCTGAGCATCTGCCATCATGTACCCCTCTACAGTACCTTTGAAACACCCATTGAAAGTGTACTTTACATTGGTCGCCAGCAAGACAGCATCGTAATTGAACTGATGGTGAATCTTTACCATATCAAGGGCGTCAATAGTAGGGCTTGCCCGATATGTGAGAGAAGCCTTGCGGCGGTTGGAAAGGACTCCATAAGACTCTGTAAGGACATTCCTGGATTTTGCAAGGATGTCCTTTGTGAGCATAACATTGCTCAGAGTCTGGCTCACGCCTTTGCCAGAAGGGCTTTCGGGATAAGCGTAGGTAACGCCACCTGCGGTGGTCACCACGTTGAGCATATTTTGAGCAAAGGTGATTTCCGGCCAAGAATAATTGTTCAGTACTGGAATGTCCAACACGGGATTGGAGGTATCGGCTCCGTAGACTCTGTTAATTTTTATCACGCCATCACGAGTCTGGTACAAAGCCATTCCAGCAGCGTTTGCCGCAAGCTGCAAAATATCGGAATTGTGATAAGTAGACTCATCGCTTGTAATGTCGGTGGAGTAATCTTTCAGCTCATCCGAAATATCGAAGGTAATTTCATCCGCTTCCAACAGCTCCAAGGCATCGTAGCACATCTCATAGAGCGTGCCGTATTTTCTTCCGGTGTACTTCGTGCTGGATAGATACAGGAAAGCGTCTCGCGCCTGAAAGGACGCCTCAATACTGTTGGCAGGGACGCTCCACTCCGACAGGAAGAACATTCCTCCGCTCACCCATTCAGTCTTTCCATCAACATCCATTCCATAACGAACGGTGACAGGCTGGCGCTCATAGATGTACTTGTAAATCCCTTGAGGGTTTACGGAGTCCCATGCGCGGTCACTGTTGTCTAAACTAAAGGAAATCGACTCCTGAGAAAGCTGCCCGGAGATAGGGTCTCTTGCAGAAGAATGGCTGTAGGACAAGATTTTGGTCTTGTCAAACACCAGATACCTTCCGATTTTCACTTGCTCGACCCTTACTCTTCGGTCGGGGAGACACCACTTCAGCACCTCTAGCTCTACAGCATCAAACCCGGAAAGTTCTACTTCAACGTCAGAACGAATGGATTTGTTTCCGTTCACAGTCACGGTTTTCAGCTTTTTGGCTCCAAGATATGCGCTGACCGAAAAATCTGTAGCGTATTCGTTAAACGCTGTAGACCAGCAAATTGAAACACCGGGAATCGAAGATTTGTTTTCGCTCGGAAGCTCAAGCCGAATAACAGGGTGACTTGAATCGTCAAAAATCTCGGCGCTCAAAAAACCAGTAGTTCCATACGGAGGAGAAGAAGGAACGATGCTACAGCTTCCATCAAGAACAGTGAGATTGGGCTCTCCTGTGGAATATCTCGAAATGGAAGCGTTATCAGAAAGCGCAATATTGTGAAAGGTGGAGAACGGGGCCGCCGATGACGTGACGATGGTAGCTTTTTTATTGATGCCAGGTTCAGTGATTCCGCAGGTAATCTCTACAAAAGATTCCGGAACAAGGGTTTCGTTAAATTTTTCTTTCCACTTATCGGAGACTTCAACCATACGTCATACCTCTACAAGAGAAAGTTTGCACCCTGTCCATCCCATCACGCCACCGGTTTTTGGCCCTCTACGCCACATGCCGCCGGTGCGGTCGGAGACATACATCTGGCGCGTGGTATAACCGGCTGTGGCTTGGTTATAGAATTTAACAGTGCAGTAAAAATTTGTGGTGAAAAGGCTTAAGATGTCGGCCCACTGCCGCGCGGTAAGGTAGTTCCATGACATGGAGACCTTTGCCACATCATGCCGCACGACAGCGCCAACAACTTTACCCTGAACATTTCGCCCAGAGTCCACGATCGTGCTAGTCGTTCCCTCGTAAGAGGAGGGTTCCGGCAGCTCTACGCCATTCACCGTAACCAGTGCAGGAATATTGGCCATCTGAACCATCCTTTCTTAGTAAGAGTAAACTTCAGTACCCATAATGGACATGCCACGTTCTTTCTGCGTTTTTTCAACGGAAGCAGTGAGCTGCTTGCCATCAAGGTAAACTTTCACGTCCCTGCCATCAGAAATTTCTTCTCCGTAGCGCTGCCATATATCGAGGAATGCATTGTAGCAGCCATTGTACACAGCATCCCTCATCTCTTCAGAGTTTCCACTTGCGGCAGAATAGGTGCCACTATACGAACCAGACCCATAGGTAGAATCATAACTGGATGTGCCAGCATACTGAGAGCTGTCGCTATAGTTAGAACGACTGATACTGCCAATAATGCCTGCGATGGCAGCGGCAATCGCCACGCCACCGGCAACCATTGCAAAGCCGGTAGGAATGCCAAGCACAGACAACGTGCCGCCGATTGCCTCCAGCATGGCGGTAAAAGCGCCGCCAATCGTAGTAATCAAGCCAGCTACACCAGCAAGCATCTTCGGGAACTGGCTCAGTAAGCCACCAGACAAGCCTTTACTGATTGCAAGCGCTGCGGTCGAGAGCGGAGTCTTCGATTTAGTGAACACGCTGGTAATGTTCTCGACCATCTTTGCCGTATTTTGTGTGGCAGCGCCAAAATTCTGAGTCAGCGCGCTCACCAGATTTTTGCCAATGGTAGCGGCTGTATTCAGCAGGGAAGAAGCTTGACTTTTCAGTTCTTTGCTCAGTCTGCCAAGCAAATCGCTTGCAACGGACTTGACGCGTTTACGCTGCTCATCGCCCATAGCGCCCCAGATGGAAGCAGCAATAGTAGTGCCGACTGTTTTCCAGTCGCCGCTCTGCGCGGCCTGAATGAAGGTCTGCACTGTACCGAAGAAGTTGGTTTTGAGGTTGTTGTCAAGCTCAGACCACTTGGAATCCAGTCCGGAAATAATTCCGTTGACGTAGCTTGCGCCGCAGTCAATGCCATAGTTCGCCATCTCTTCGCCCTTGAGCTTAAGCCCATCAACGACGCCATTCATGGCATCGGTAACGTACCCGATAGCCCCAGTGATGCCGTTTGCAAGGCCTTGAACGACGTAGCTACCAATCCCTTCAAACCACTTAGAGGGAGAGTGAATATCAAGTTCATCTTGAGCGGTTTTCTTGATTCCATCGGTCAACTGTTTGGCCGCGTCATTTGACACATTGGTGTTCCCTGTGATGCCCTTCGTGATGCCATCAATAATGTTTTTGCCGACGCTTAACGGATTGAACTTAGAAACTTTATCAATCAATTTTCCGAACCACGCTACAGCGTCTTTGATTCCATTGATTACATCAGCAATCAAGAGAACAAATTTTTCCGCAAAGTTTCCATTGGCGGCGATGGCAAGGCGGTCTGATTCGTCTACGCCTTTAATAATCCATCCAATGAACACGCCCATGTTGTGGATAACTTGCGCAAGAGACGCGATTGCACCTTCAAGAAAATTTCCATTCATCTGGATGTCGAGCATTTCCGTTTCAGAAACGCCATTTTGAATCCATCCGATAAGAATTGCAAAATCATTGATAAGATTTCCGAGAGCAGTTATGATGTCTGCTACTGTTTCAGCCGCAATCGTGCCGAAATTTACAAAAGCATCGTGCCAATCGGATTTCAACTGAAACGCTTTCGCTTCGCTTTCACTGCCAAGGCTGCGCACGGCAACAGAAACAGCCTCAAAACCAAGAACCGCAAGACCAGCAACAGGATGGCCACTAATGGTTAGCCCGATTCCAATAAGCGTCATGACCAAATCGCCCAAATCGAGGTCGAGGTCTTTGACAACTTTTTGTATAGTCTCAAATGCGGTAGAGATTTTCCCTTGCCATTCCTCGGGAATTAAATTCCAAATCGCCTGGCCAAGATCGGAAAGAGCTTCTTTTAGCCATTTGATAGACTCTCCGAGCTTGCCATCGGTCAAAGAAATGTTCCAACCTTGCGTAAAGCCGAGACCGGCAAGATAAATCAAATCCTTGATACGGGCTAAACCTTGCCGGAAATTCTCGCTGTTTTGATAAAGCTGAACAAATCGGCCAACGATAAGAGCCACCGTTCCGGCTACCAAAAGTAGCTCTGGATTAAGACCACCAACGATTTTGCCGAGCTTGTACGCCCAATCATGAGTGTCTTTTAACGCAGTAAGAAGCGCATTCCCGATAGTCCATGCGGCAAAACCAGCGCCGATAGCAGCAACAATAGGAGCAAGTTTGCGAAGTTTTTCCTTGATTTCATCCACAGCGTTGCCGACATAGTTCTTGAACATATCGTAGCCGGACAGGTCTACATCGCCCAAGATGTTGCCAGCAGATGCACCGCTGCCAGAACCAGAACTTCCCTGTGTTGGGTCAATGATGTTGAGTTCATCAAAACCCATCGTGTAGTCCTTGAGGGCTTTGGCGGCTTTCTTTGTCGAATCGGTTGTGTTATCCATTGCGTCACCGATGCCACCAACATTGTCAGCGCTTTTGGCAAAGTCAGTGAGCACGACTTTTACGCCCATCAGCTTTGCCACCCACTGAACAAACTCCCGGATAAGTTCAACTGCCGCAATCAGAGGAGGGAGAATGGATTTCATGGCAGGGTAAAGCAAAGAGCCAACATCTCGCGCAAGACCAGACAACTGTGCTTTCAGAATGCGAATCATATTCGCAGGACTGGAGAGCGTTCGAGCAAAATCGCCCTGTGCATCGGTGGTCTGCTTCAAAATTGCAATGTATCTCAAGGTAGCTTTATCTGCCTGAGAAAGCGTGGAAACCTGCTTATTAAAGCCAAGCGCAAGAAGTTCTTGCTGAAGTCTTGCTTGAGAAATATCAACGCCAAGCTGAAGCATTGGCTCAAGTTCGCCAGCCATAGCCGAACGAATCTTCGTAAACGCTTGCGAAATAGGAATATTTTTCAGCGAAGAAAGGTCATAGCCTAACTGGGTAAGGCTTTTAGACAAAGTATATGCTTGCTCTTTTGCAAGTCCGAAACTCTTTGTCATGCTATAAATGTTCGCCATAGCGTTCATGGCTTCTGACGGGTCGATTCCAAGCAATTGTTCCATCTTGTCAATGAAACCGCTTGCTTCGTTTGTCATGTCACCCATCGATACGCCAAACATATTAGCCGCTTCGTAGAAGTCATTGAACTTTGCAACAGCGTTGCCAAGATAATCAGCAATTGCTTTCAACGAAACCAACTTTGCCATGTTTCGCATAAAGCCGTTCATCTGATTGGACAGACTGAGATAGCTCTTACGCTGCTTTTCGTTGGCTGCGGTCACGCGGTTTGCCTGTGTGACCACTTTGCTCAACTGCGGAGGGAGCTTTGCAAAAGCATTGCCCACCTTGTCGAGCTGAGATGCAAGGGGAGTAAGGGCGACGGAAATCTTCTGGCAAGAACTTGCAAAAGAATCGAGGTCGGTGGCTTTCAGCTTATCGGTTAGGTCAGGAACCTTCCCAATCGCATTGAAAGCGCTACCAAGAGCTTTAAGGTTCGATGCGTCCAGAATGGACAGCGGAGCCAAAGCGTTAGTGAGCTGAGTAATGCTTCCAGACATGGAGTAAAAATCCACGCCGTTTAAGCCAGACACAGCCGCAGGAATCTTTTTGATTGCATTCACGACCGTGTTGATGCTCTTTGCGCTTGCGGTCGTGTTGACGTTGGAAAGTCCATTCAGAAAGCTGGTAATTTTGTCCAGCCCAGACATTCCAGCGGATGCCTGTTTCAGCGTTGCAATAGAAGTAGCCAGTTTGTCAAGGCTGTTCACAACCTTTGTGACGTTGCCCTTTGTCCGCAAATTAGAAATGGCGGTAGCGAGCTTGTCGATATTAAGCTCTGCGCCCTGCGATTCCGCAGAAATTTCTACGGATAAGCTCGTAATATCAACATCAGCCATCACTACCACCATCACTTTCCATCATGGAGAACATCATTCTCTTGATTCGCTCCTGCGCCTCAACTGCGCGTTGGTATTCATACTCGTCTTTCTCCTTTTGAGTAAGGGGAATCGGTCTATCCATGTACTTGATAGGTTTAGACCCTTTCTTTCGGAACATATTGCCAACCGTAGAGGAAAGCGCAGATGCCATGTAAAAGCCATTTCTCCACGCTTCTGCGTTGGCCCTGCGTTCCCGCAGCTCCTCTGCATCACGGTAGACCTTCGCCAGCCAGACATCGCCGTGCCAAAACTGTTCGTAGGTCATACCGATGGAGATGTAATAGGCTTCTACATCGTGGAACAGCTTGGAGAAGGAGAATGGCTCTCCCTCTCCGTCTGTTTCCTGAGATTGTGCGGTTACACAATCTCCCACGTTGCGTTTTTTGCGGTCTTGTCCTCAGTATCAGTTGCCAGCAGAGACTTAGAAGCGTCCATGAACATCTCAAGCAGAACGCCCATCAGGTCTTCCTTATCCTCGATGTGCTGGAACATCTCGTCTACGACCTTGCGCTTGATGCCCTTGTTCCGTGCGATAAAAGCGCCGTAGAACAGGGCACGGGAGTTGGACAGCAGATTGGTCATCTGAGTGTACTGGCCAATCTGAAAACCTGCACGTTCGGTAGCTTCCACGCTGTCACGGGTGAAAGTCAGCTCATAAGTGTTCTTGCCATCGGGGGAATGAAAATTGATAACCTTTGCAGCCATAATAAATGTTCTCCTTTATAAATAGGGGCAGAACCAAATCTGTTGTTCAGTTCTGCCCGGTTTGATTGATTCGATTTTTGCGGTTTAGCCGCCATTGATGGTCAGCGCCTTAACGAACTTCGGCTTGGTGTGGAAAATGCAGTTGATGGTCATTTCCACAACCTCATCCACGCCAAAGCCGGACAGACCAACCTGATGCATACCCTGCCAAGTGAAGCCGGAGCCGTCCTGCATCTTAATTGCATAGTACTTGTCGGGGTTCTCTTCGGCAGATTCATCGTAGCCAGCTTTCTGAACCGATTCGTAATCTTCCTTGTTGTAGTTTGCGGTAAACGCCTTAATATCGGACTGGTTAATACCAAAAATCTGCTTCTGCATCGGATCAGACAGGGTGGTGGCATCCAGAAGGTTCGGATCGGAAATCATATCCGGGACATCCTTGATGTCACACAACTTCGTCAATGCAGACTCGGTAGCACCACAATACAGGGTGGTATTCAGACCGGAGATAGCAGTACTCATAGAATGTTTACCTCCTTAGTTTCGGTAAATCATTCCGTCCTCTCCGATTGTTGCCCCGTAGCTGCAATCAATCCGATAGACGGAATTGTTGTACAGCCCATTCAATGGGGCAAACGATTTGCGATAAAAATTGAGCGGTTCCAATACAGAATCCACGATTCCAACGATGGAACGAGCTTCTGCAATGCGTCCGCTGGTTTTGTTAGAGTAGACACGCACACGCAAGGAAACGGCGGCGTACTTGCTTCGGCTGGCAGAATCACGATGAACCGGGAGATTGCTGTTTTCCTCTATCTGCACACATGGAAACTTCTTGACGTTGCTGTCATTGATTTCACCAGTGACAAAGATGCCGGGAACCTGTTTCCGAAGTTCGGTCGCAACAGCCGTGAAGATGGAATTGAAATAATCAATCAACTATTCCAGACCTCCCTCCACGTTGCTTCTACCTGAGAAGCCATTTCCTCAACAGCTCCCCACATAGCCATAGCCGGTTCGTTACCATCGGTGTAATTCAACTGGCCTTTGCCATCCACCTGTTTGACAGGCGTTCCAGAATTGCCGGCTTCTCCGTAGTAGTACCATCTGCGGTTTGCGCCTTGCCCTTTACCGTAAGAGCCATGCGCGCCAACACCGGGCGGCAGTTCACCGCCATATCCGTTGTGATGTATGCCAGTGCCAAACTCGATAAAGGCAACCGCATTGCCTTCTGCGACGATGGTACAAGTCTTGTCTTTTTGGTTGATGTGGCATTTCACGTCATTTGAGCCAGCGTATTCTGCGTTAGCGAAACGCACCTTTGCGACTTCAAGCCCCAACCAAGAAAGACGAAAAGCAAACGCTCTAGCCTTTTTGTTCAGTGTGGTCTTGTACTCCTGTATCTGACGTTCCGCATCACGAAGTCCGGCATCGCTCAGCCTCACTTTAATTTTCACTTGCAGCCACCTCTTTCAGCGCATACAGCGTGTCTGTAATATGCTCTGCGACCTTGACCACAGTGTAATTGAAGGGCTTTGAAACGTCCGTTTGAAACCAGACGTGTGTACCTTCGTAAAGCGGTGTGTTGCGCTTTTTGCTCGACGAACTGACAACGTAGCTGTAATCCGTGAACGCTCCAAAAGGGTTTGCTTCCGCAGAACCAGTAGGCGGGCTGACATTCAGCATCAGCTTTGCGGGGTCGCTCCACGATTCGTATGCGGATTCGCCAGTCTCATTTCCCCACTCGTCCACAACAGGCGTTTTCTCGCCGATAGGGTTTGAATACCAAAGCGGGCGCTTGTCCAGAGGGCTTCCATTGAACATCAGCCGATAACACCTACTCTCGGAACTACTTCGTTCAGCAGGGACTGCGCTACATCGGACGATTCCCACACACGAGTAATGCCATTATTGGTATAGCTCGTCTGTCCGTTTGCGCCGATGTGGTTGTACAGTTCCGCTGCAATGCGTATCTGCAACGACTGATACTGCAAGGGTAACTCGTCCGGTTTGTTGCCGAAGGGGTAGCCCTGTGCAAATATCTTGTCTTTGGCGAAATCAAGCAGCAGGTCGAAGAGTGGGTAGTCCTCGTCCGTGATTTCACGGTCAAGTGCTGGGGCAATGTACTGCCCCAGCTTGACTGCCGCTTCGGAATACTGGTCTCCCATGCTGCTTTCCTCCTTTCGCCTTAGTAAGCCTTGATGCAGTACACAGCGTCCATGCGCTCAAAGGACGGCAGGACGATTTCAGAAACGTAGATGTTGGTGTTGACAGGATGCACAGTCTGCTCAGTGGTAACAGCAACGCCAGTATTCACAACGGAAACCTGTGCGTTGGAGATGCCAGCCATCAGGTCGGCTTCCTCAGGGGTGGCAACATAGTACATATTGCCCAGAGAGCCAGAAGGAGCCAGCACGACATAGCCATCAGGCAGATACTTCTCAGCAGCTGCGGTTTCCTCCGGCTTGTACATCTTGTCGTACAGATGAATGCGGATGCCAGATGCGCTTTCGACAACAGAACGTGCCTCGGAATCGACAAGAACGGCGGTGGCGGTTTTCATAACCGTCAGGAACCGGTTCTTGATTTCATCCGCAGCAATCATCTTGTGGAAAGTGTTGGTGTTCATGTAGGCATCGGTGATAATCTCACCAGTGTTTGCCAGCACGGTGTTTGCGGCAGTGGTCATCGTGGCGATGGGGGTTGCAGTGGTAGGAGCGTCCCACTTCTCCTTAGTGGTCAAAGCCTTGTAATTGGACTGCTGCCAAGTGCCGTCCGGGTCATAATCGTAGACGTAACTCACGCCGTTGGACTCAATAGAGATGCCGGGCTTGCCAGTCTTAGGAGCCAGAAGCTGCCACACCATTCGCTCAGGCACAATGCGAGCACCGGTAATAAGCTGTGCGGTATCATCGTAGACACGATTGATAACGTCTGCCGCAAACTCCTGATTAGTAGCCAGAACAGAGATAATCTTGCGGCGGTCTTCCTCGTCAATGTGAGTGCCCTCACGGAAGAACGGCATATTGGTCTCGGTCATTTTGATGCCCTGACGAGTACGGAACGTAGCCTTGGTATCGAAAACGCTAGGCTTCAGCGAAACGCCAACGCCCTTGTGGCCACGCAGCCACTTCAGTTCCATGCTGACCTTCTTCCGAGCAGGGAACAGAGCATCGGAAGCATAGGGCTGCGCATTGGTCGGGTCGTTCGTCCAATAGGCGGCAATCGCAGCAGGGGAGAAAATTTCGTTCAGATTCAGTGCCATAATTTAGTCCTCCTTACTCGCTCTTTGCGCCAACATCAGTACGGCAGAAAACGGCGGGAACAGCCTTTTTCAGAGCGGCAATATCGTTTGCAGAATAGGTAAAGCCGGACAGCTTTGCCTTGTCCACATCAATAACGCCCTGAATTAGCAGTGCGCCATTGGGGTTGACGGCAGGGTCAACGGTGTGCAGCAGAATGCCAATGGCATCGGTAGCTGCGTCAGCAGCGCTAGTGCCAGTAGTGGCAGCAGCTTTCAGACCAGTCTTTGCCATGGGATAACCAGCCGGAACGGCATTGGTTTCCTTGACAGTAAAGGGAATGGCAACGTAGGTATCAGCAGCCAGAATAGTGCTTTCAGGAGCCGATACCGGAGTATTGGTGTACTTCATGTTTTCCTCCTTAATGGAAAGCAGTCATTGCGTCACTCGATGCCTTGTTTGCGTCTGCACGCTCCTGTGCGAAGCGTTTAGCAAAGGCAACACCTGCGCTATCTGCGCTGTTACCATTGCCATCCGCACCCGGAGGCGTGGGCATATCATTCAGCAGAGAAGCCTTGTATGCGGTGTCGTGGGCGGTCATAAACTCCGACTGGAACTTAAACACCTTGTCCATGTCGCCGTCAGCCAGTGCAGATGCAGCCTTTCCAGCCAGTTCAGCGTCATAACCCTGCGCAACGAACTTTTCACGGTAAGATGCAAGGGTTTTTTCCTTGACGAGGTTTTCCTTGTCGGCAGTCAGGGCTTCAATCTGTTTCTGCATCTCTGCCAGCTTGTCAGCCTGTTCCTGTGCGGCGTTCTCGTCATCGGTACGCTTTGCTTTGAGCTGCTTCTTGTACTCGGCGGCTTCGCCGTTGGCTTTCGTCACGGCGTTGCGCAGTTTCTCAATCTCTGCGTTAGGGTCTGCAACCTTTTCCAGCGCAGAAATGATTTCATCGGCGGTCATGCCATCTTTGTAGGCATCACCAAGCAACACATTGAGTTTCATATCGTTAATTTCCTCCTGCGTTTTTTTACCGTTGCTTCCCTGCAACGCTGCGAAATTTGTATCCCGGCTTCCCTGCCGTGTTTATAGCAAAGGGTTATTCGCCCTCTGTTTCATTGTCGATTTTGCTTAGAATCTTTTTGAAAAGTTCAAGCTGTTCTTTAGAAGGTTCTTTCGGCTCTGTTTGAGCAATCGCTACATTGGCATAAAGAGCGGCTTCTTCAAGGTGAGTAAGCGCAATGCTTCTTTCCCGATTCGGCTCAATTTGCAAAATCAGCTTCTCTGCATATGAAAGTGAATCGTAAATATGCTGAAATAAAGCCATCTCTGCTCTTGAAAGTGCTCTGCCCTTATACATTGTTGCTTTCCTTTCCATCAGCCTGATTGCCGACCATTTTGTTGGTGTCAACAATATGGTCTGTGGGCTGTTCCTGCGGCTTCGGTGCTTTCCCATCCTTGCCTAGCTTTCCGGCGGCAATCAGGAAGGGCTTGCTCATTTCGTAAGCAGCCTGCGGGTCAGGGAACAGACCGGGCGTAGTAAACGCCAACTGCGGGTCAATGCTCTGATTAAGCATCTGTGCAAAAATCTGAACCTTGCTCTGCTGGTTATCGTACTGACGGCGGGGCAGTTTGATATTGATGTCGCTTGCCATCAGCTTAGAACCAGCCGTATCACGCAGAATTTTGAGCATCACAGACAGGCTTTGACGTTCCGAGAACTTGAACATATTCTCGTACTGCTGAGCCCTTGCTTCGGTGTGATTCCAGCCATTACGGACGATAACTGCGCCCACGTTGTCAGACGTTGCATTCTCGCTACCGGTTGCACTAGGCATGGCAGTCAGGCTGCGGTACACGTTCAACATGGAATCAAGCAAGGTCTGGCTCTGCTGCTGGTCAAGTTCGTTTGCAATCTGCTTTACATCAGCGGCAAGACCAGCGGTAGACTTGATGGACATTGCGCCCATCTGCTTAACAGCATCCAGCGCTTCCTTGTCCACAAGACAGTTTACAAACACCAAGATGGACTGGATGAACTGCTCAACGCCGTCCAGACGGTTGCTTTCAAGATTGTTGATGGCATCCAGAACAGGGATGGCCGGTTCAAACAGCCCCATGCGCTCTGGGTTGAGCTTGTATTCGACCATCGGAAGCATCCCCAGAGAATGGCTTTCAGATTTTGTGATCTTGCCGTTGTCGATTTCAAAGTACTGGTTTGGCGTGTACACGCAAATCAGGTCGTTCAGGTCATTCTGATAATTGCGTGGAATGTGCAGCACGTTGGCAATCGGCTTGTGACCGATGCCGGAGTTGTAAATCACATACGCCATGTCCGGGTCGGGAACGTCCACCAGCAGGGGTGTTTCGTCCGGGTAGTTACCGCCATACCCCTTGTCAGGAAGAACAATGCGGTATCCCTGTCCGCACTCCAACATCCACTGCCAGAGCCGCCGATCAAGCGCGTCCTTGCCCTCATACTGCAAAGCGTTGGACAGGCGAGCGATTTCCTCGCCGTCACCTGTTGCTGTTTCAGACCGCACATAAGAGCAAGGCGTACCGCTCATATAGCCTGTGTAGAAGCCTACACACTCGTTGGCGTGGTTCTCTACAATGCGGTTCGTGATTTCAGCGTGGTATTCCTTCGTTCGGAGGAGAACAGGCTGACTGCCCAAGTAGTAATTGTGCAAGAAGCGAATCTCATTCTTGTTCAGCAGATGAATAGGTTCTGCCTTGCCCATGACCACTTTCAGCACGTTCTCCCGATTGATTTCCGTCTCCGGCGTTTCAATCGGTCTGCGTCCGGTCAGCGGATTATTCAAAAAGCCGCCAACGACCATCTGATACTCAGCCATGTGTTCCTCCTTTCCGGCAAAATAAAAAGCGCAGCAAGACAAACCTGTTAAGGTCTATCTCACTGCGCCAAAACTGCGCTTCAAAAGCTATTTACTTTTCCGGTGGATGGATTATTTTTACCCATCCTTCCCTTGTGTCTCCTTCAATAACGCCCTTGCATCTGTCGCACTTGAAATGGTATCGTCCGTCTACTTCGCCAAGATAGCGGTTGCAGCGGACGTTCTTATAGATTGGGTTTTGCCTAATACAAGGGCAACAGATTCTAACCAGCATGAGCGCTCCTTTCGTTGGATTTCTGGAAACAGGCTGTTTGGCGCAGGCCCGTCAGAAGCCACCGGGAAACTGTTCGCACTTCCGGTCGTGCTATTCTCCGCCCGGAGAAAGCCATTGCAGCCTTTACATTCAGTTGTTGGACAGACGTAAACGGGTCAGCTGCAATTTTGGTGCTGCATAATGGATTTGAACCAATGTATGTCCGGTTATGAGCCGGATGCTCTAACCATACTGAGCTAATGCAACATAAAAACCCGGATTGATTGGTTAACCGCTGCTCTTTGCAATGTCATGCCTAAACATCTCATTGAGAGCCGGGAATAGCAGTGGAGGTTTTGAAGAATAAGTCCATGCAAAGCTAGGTAGTTGGTTGTGCTGCGTAACGGAATCGAACCGTTGCTTGCCAGCCGTGGGGGAGACAGGCTGGCATTCCCAACCAACAGGGACCGCAACATATAAATCCGGCGAATGGAAAGAGTGAAAAGCATTCGCCGGTGAAAGGAGAAATATGCTCGTTGACACACAAGCGAGTAAAAATGACAAAACCTCGCTATGCCGGGCTATTTCTTAGAGGAAGCTGCAAAACTTCCTGCATACATTATAAGCGTTGTCAAGTGGTAAAATCAAATAAATAGACCCAGCGAACACAATATATTGTGTTTTTAATCAAAATGGACGCTTGACAGGCTCGATTTTACTGATTCCGTTATACAATTCATCGGCAAGTTGTGCCAGGCTATCCGGTGCGTCATCGTGCGGAACTTTGCCAAGCTGCGTGAACATTGTCACCTGTTCCATGAATGCCTTGTACTCTTTCGACTGGTGTTTTTCGTCAAGGAAATAGAACCGTTTGATGTCCGGTGCATACTGGATGATTCTTGACAGCTTGCTCTGACCACTTGGCGCGCGCTGGCTGCGGACGGAGCAGTGATAGCCCTGCTGCCGAAGCTGGCTGTCTACCACGTCACAGTATTCATCGCCGCCGTTGTTGGCTTCGCCACGCACCACATTGATTTTATGCTGGATGATTTTGCCCACGACTTCCGGGCGGGTCACGGTCTTGTCGCCGTTATTAAACACAAGGTCGGGGATGAACACAGCATCGCCGTACACATAAGCAATAGGACAGGCGGTGAAGTCCCCGCCGCCCCATGCAATATCCATGACCATGAGCTTGCGATCGGGCTCTCCATCCGGAAGAATACCGTTGTAATACCGTAATTCATCGGCAGGGAACAGCAGACCTTCACGCACATAAGGCTTGCCCATGTATTTTGCCCACCATGTTGCATCGTCAATACTGGCTTTCATGTCGGCATAGTAGGAATCGTCAAAGCCAACGCCGTAGTCATAATTGAAGTTGCTGTGTCCGTTCTCGTCCACCGCAGGAATCACCCGGAATCGGTACTTTGGGTTGTCCGCATACTGATTCTGGATCCGTCCCAGAGGGTCAAGCACGTTCCAGCGTGTACCGACCATCAGCTCCAATGCACCCTGCTTTTTACGGTCTTTTAGCTGGTTCAAGTAGGCATCGTATTTGTTGTTCAAACGCTCAACATTCAGGCTTTCCTCCAAGTCCTCAATCAGGTCATCACTGTACAGAACGCCGCCCTCGCCGATTTCAACTGCGCCAGTCAGCGTACCGCCAATGGAGCGGCAAGTCAAAGTGGGAAAACGCTTTTTGCGGTTCAGGTCAACGCTTTCGTCTTTTGCACTCTTATCTACAAGCTGAACGTCAGGGAAGATTTTGCCCCAGTTATAGGTCACGGGGTCAGTGATGATAGACAGAACTTCTCCATAGAAGCCATTGGTCAGCTTGTCGGAATGTCCGCTCATAACCGATGCAACGTCAGGGCGGTTGCCCATCAGCCATGTGATAAAAAATATACAGAGCGTACTTTTTCCAGTTCTCGGAGGTTGACTTACTCCCAGAAATTCTACACGATGAAAAAACAAGTCCTCTAGGTCACGAACCAACGTCAGAAGAACCTTTCTTCTCGGCTGATAGAACTTCTTTTCCGGCGCACGGTTCCATTCAAGGTAGATGCAATAGCTGTCAAATACATCCTTTGCTTCAAACAGGTACGTTCGGCTGATAATGTCATAGACTTTTGCCACGTCCTCACCTGTTTTCATCTTGCCCATCATGGTTGCACAGACAGAGCGCAACTCGCCAGAATATTTGTAGGCATCGAACCGCTTGTCTTGCGACAGAGCGTCCCTCAAATTCACGACCGCTTGAAACCAGTCCTCGTAGACCTGTGCTTCTGTCGGATTCTGCTTTGCATACGCTTTGATGCTGTTGATGATGGCAATGCACTGTTTTGGCTGCATAAAAAATAGGCACCCCCTACCTGAAAATGTAAAGAGTGCCTACAACTGCACAAAAATCAAATATTCGGTTTTATAATTTCACTTCAGAAAATTATTTACTAAAATCCATCTTAATAAATGGGTTGCACAGTTTATTTGACTTCTTCTGCAAGCTGGTTGAGCCTGCGTTTCAACTCGTTTGCATCATAGTACAAAGCGTCTGCAATGGCATTGAGAATGTCGGGCTTGTCGGTGTAATCGCACAGCGTTTCAATGAGTTTCAAACTCTGTTCTGACAATTTTGCAGTTTTCATGCTGTTTTTCCTTTCTCATTCGGTTTTATTCTAGGTTGCGAACAACGTCACCTGTTCTGTTCAGCAATCCGATACCATGTCTGGCGGGTCAAATAATGTTCGCTTGCTCATCAAGCCACGTTTCGCGGTCAAGTCTTTCCTTCTTTTCGATTAAGGTAGGAGTAAACGTTTTATCGCTCTTCCATCCAGCGTATTTCTTAAAATACGCAAGATAATCTTCTGTTATTGCGGAAATGCTTTCCAAAATAAATGTAAGAAGAGCAACTCTCATTTGCCGCTTAAACGTTTCGGAAGGGCCTTCTTTCTTGAAATCAAAAAATATGTTTTCATCATAAAACAAAACATTGCATTTCTTAGATTGGCATTCCAGCATAAAGGAAGTAAAATCTTTGCAGTTTACAAAATCGAAAACCGAACGAAATGTCAAATCTGCATCTTTTTTGATAAAATCCCAATAAAACGGTTTTTGCTTTTCCATATTGTTCTCCTTTTCTCTTGCCTGTTGGAGAAAAGAATGGTATACTGTGGTTGCACCATTCTTTTTCCTGTTTTGGTTGGTTTGGTGTACTCTTAGCGGTGGCTTGTGGTTGGGCTGCCGCTATTTTTATTTGCGTATCTTTCGACACGCTCATACCAAGTGGATTTCCCGATGCCAAGCTGCTTGCAGCACTCTTTTACAGTGATTTCGCCTTTTTTCTGTTGTTTTAATAGGCTTTCAAACTGCTGCTCGTCAACTTGCTTTTCCTGTCTGCCGAAGCTACGGCCTGTTCTGGCTGACACTCGCTTGCCGTCAACAATGGGCATAGCGGCTATACCCTCTGCCTGACGCTGTTTGGTTTTCTTGCGCTCCTGTTCAGCTACTGCACCCAAAACCTCAATAAGGATGTTGTTTACCATTTCCAGCACCCATGTCTGGTCTTGGAAGTCAATAAGCGTGGTCGGAATATCGAGAATGCGAACAATCACGCCTTTTTCTTTGAACCATTGAAGTTCTCGCTTCATTTCGTCTTTGTCACGCCCGAATCGGTCAAATTCCTTGACGATGACTTCATCCCCAGCCTTGACAGTCTCTTTCAATCGTTTATACTGCGGACGGTCAAAGCTGCTACCTGTCATTTTATCACAAAATACATTCTCGTCCGGAATGTCGAACCGATCTCGTGCGATTTTAAGCTGTCTTGCAAGGCTTTGCTCCTTACTAGACACTCTAGCTAAGAAGTAACGCATTTTTTTCACCCATCACTTGATGTCAAACCCATTTTCGACTTTTGTCTCACGAGGGACTACCATAATCTTGTATCCCATAACCCTTAGTGTTTCATCCAGCTTGTTGACACTAATGTTTTTGTGCCTTAGACGTTCATTCAAGGTTTTAAGCGGAATGTTGAGCATATCACTTAACTTCGCTTGGTTCAATTCCTTCAATTTCAAAATTTCCTTTATCGCTTCACTTGCCGTCATTTTTCTTCGCCATCCTTTCTTGATTCTATTATATCAAGATATTTCTGGATGTCAAGATATTTCTGGACTTTCTTTGCTTGCGCTTATATTATATATAAATATACTCTAGTATGTATTTATACATACTAGAGTAGTATAAGGATGTTTACTTAGTTAATCACAATCAGGTAGAAAATTTTCTATAATAAGGAGTAATTCTTCCAAACTTCATTTCCGTAAAACTTTGGGTCTTGACAAGCATATTTTCACGCTTTATACTTGTTTCAGCGAAAGCGAGGTGATAGGCTTGGCAAGACGAGCAGAAACCTCGGAACGTGATAAGCTGCGCATGATAAGCACCCGGCTCACTGAGAACCAGATCGCAAGCATGGAAAGCAGCGCAAAGGCATTGAACATCTCAAAGGTCGATGTTATCCGCATGGGTATCGAGTGGGTAGCATCTTACGTTGAGAACATCAAGGCATAAAAAAATAAGCTACCAGCCGCAACCACCACGAAGCCACTGATAGCTTATCCACATCACGAAACGAGAACCTGCAACCACCAAGGGGGCAGTCTCCCTTTTCGGAATCTATTATACCAAAAAGGGCTACTCTCCGCAAGAGTTAGGAGCAAAAAACATGAACTTTCCCACGACAACCGAAGAATTTCTGAAAACCCTCGCCAACGGCAAAGAACCGACCAGCGAGGACAGGGAGTACGCAGAAGCACTGGGCAAGCTGTCAGAACTGAACTACCGGGCAGGGTACGAAGCGGGAGCAGCCAAAAACAACAGTTAAATTTTGTGCAAGTCTACAAACTTTTAGATTTTGTACAGATACCAGTACTACATTAAGCGTTTGCGTAATTGACAAACCACAACATATTGCATATACTGGTTGCACTTACATGAAGGGAGGTGAGTTTATGTACAGTCCTTATCTCGAACGGCACAATCACACGTTCACTGTTGCACTGACCGAACGGCAGTTCCAGTGGCTGAAAGCCTATTGCACCGAACACAAGGTCGCACAGGCAGCAGCCATCCGTGACACATTCTTTGAAGTGCATCCAATCCCGGAGACCAATGAAAACGAAAAATGATACGCTCGCTCAGGTCGGCAAACTTTAGCGAACGTATCATGAACCACACTGGAACAAGCTGTTCCAGCCTTATTATAGCAGGAATTGGCTTGTTCCGCAAGAACCATAGGAGTTTTTATGGAACAAAAGGTTAAATATGCTATCAATCTTATCAGCGAAAACGGACAGGTTGTCGTTTCCAGCCGTGAAGTAGCAGAACACTTCGGTAAAGAGCACAAAACGGTTTTGCGTTCAATCGAAGAACTGGCGGCACAAAATTGTGCCACCAAATCCATGTTCTACGAAACAACGTTTGAAAATCGTGGCAAACAATATCCGATGTACCTCATGAACCGAGATGGATTTAGTTTGCTTACGTTTGGCTTTACTGGCAAGGAAGCCCTTGAATGGAAGCTGAAGTACATTGACGCTTTCAATCAGATGGAGCAGAAGCTTACCAACCCGGAACCTGAATCTACGGAAATGCTGTTGAGCCGCGCTCTGATCGCCGCTAACAGTGTTATCGACACGGAGCGCAAGAAAGTAAAGGCTTTGGAAGCGGAAAACGCCAAGATGAAGCCCGATTCTGACTACGCAAAGGCTATGCTGCTCTCTGATGAAAGCCTGACTACCACGCAGATTGCCATGAACTACGGCATGAGCGCACGAAAGCTAAACCAGATTCTTAGAGGGCTTGGCATTCAGCACACTGTGAACAAGCAATGGATTCCTTACCAGAAGTATCTTGGCAACGGATACGTTGTCGGGCACCCGATCGAGCTGCCGAACGGCAAAACGAAAGAGGTCACCCGCTGGACGAGAACCGGTCAGAAGTTCATTTACAGCAAGCTTAAAGAAGCAGGCTATCTGCCTGTTGGCGAGCAAATCAGAATGGAGACGTGCTGATGGACTACTCGGAAGAAATGTTTCGGCTACAAGCTGAGAATGAAGAGCACAAAGCCGTTTTAGAAAAAAGCCATGAAATCCTTAATCAGGCATTAGAAATCATCATGCCAGAGGATAAGCGGTCAAGGGAAGTTGTAAGTGTAGCGCTAGCAACGTCCGTACAGCATTTTTGCGAGGACAGCTATTCAATGGGATACAATGATTGTTTGCTCGACATTCTCATGGAAAAGGAAGAAGTCAGCGCTCCTATCATGTTTCCAACACTTAAATCGTAAATAGCCCATAAGAAAAGCCAGTGGTTAGAGAACATCTAGCCGCTGGCTTTTTGTGTTATGCGTTAATCTTGAATAGCAACCACTTCATAAGAGCTATAACCAGTAAATCCACTCAATGGATAAAGCTCAAACGATGCTGTTTGGCCCGAAGCAAGGCTGTCCATGATGTAAGTATACTCACCGCCAACAGGAACTTCATTGCCTTCGGTGTCTTTCATTTTGTAAAGAACAATGACCTTGACTGCATTGCTTGTAAACTGGCTATTGTTTGTAACCTGTCCAGTGAATCGCAAATCATAGCCGGAACCACGTTTGGAAACATTTGTAACAGCAAGTTCGCCAGCACGAACAATCTGATTGGCAGGGCTTGCTTCGTGAACGTTCCAATTCTCTGCGCTTGTCGTATACTCAATTCTTGTCGGCTTAACACCATCGGAATCAAAAGCGATATAATCGCCATACCAATAAGAATCACCCTCGCCAACCCAGTCCAGCGTTTCAGAATCGGTCTTTAAGACGGAGCCATCTTCGCCGTATACCGTGACATTCAGCGAAACAAAATCAACTGCCCAATCGGTGTTGGGATTTTCAACCAGAACTGCGTAAAACACATAGTATCTCGTTTTGCCGTATTCGTACTTGGTTTCAAGATGGCTATGGGATTCTTTGATCGTTATGGGTTGCACCTGTGTTGCATTGGTCTCTTCCAGCTCAATAGGAGCAGACCATTCATCGGGTTTCGTTGTTGCCATTGCGCTAATAGGCATGGCAAGCATCATAGCCGCTGCTAGAGCCGCCGCAATGATTCTCTTTCTCATTTTTGATTCTTCCTTTCTTTGGCTAAAATTTTATATAACGCTTGAAATACCATGTGCCATAAGATACACACCAAAAACCAAAAAAGCGGCGCCGATAATAACGCCCCATATTGAAGCGGCAATCTTTTCGTTCTTTTCTCTCTTTTCTTTGTTCTTGTCATTCTTTTGGTCCATTACAGATTCCTCCCTTTCAAGGCTTGTAAGGCAAGTATAGCACAGAACGTAGACCCTTTGTAGGGGTCTTTTTATTTTTGCGCGGAATTTTTGAGATTGGAAATAGGGGTGGGGTGATTTTTTGAGCCTTTTTTATTTTTTCGGTGGTGACGAGACTGACCGGGCGGGGCTGGGCGGCGGCTATATACCCCGCCGGTGGAGACCCAAGCACCACAGCGCACCCGGACGGCCTGCACATCACGGGCAGCAGGGCAGACCGTGCCAAATGCAAGGCAGACCACGCCACGCACCGACACACACACGCCCGGACGCTGGACACGCTGCACCTGTCTGCACTCGATACCAGACAGGCCACGCGGGGACGATCGGGGCGGCGGCGGCGCTGGACTGTCTGCGCAACGTGTCCGGCAAAGTGTACAATTTCGGACGCTTTATTTTATCCATATTTATATGGATAAATTTTGCCAAAAGCATTGACAATCCATATATATATGGATATAATATAATCAGTCCAGATAAATATGGACTACAACCACAATACCGTTACAAAACAGGAGGACAAAAACCATGAAAAGAACCTCTAGTATGACCTACCACGAAACAGATGAGAGCAGAGAGCTTGAATTGTACACCACCAACAACGGCGGTCTGTACCGCCAAATGGTAACACCCATTATTAACAACCTGCGCAAAAAGTACCAGCGCGGAACCTATGACGCAGACAAGGCCGTTGACCTCTGGTATAACGTAGCTACTGAGGGAGCAAAGATGTACAATAAAGAGTTTGGCAGCGACAGCCTGTGGAGCCGCTTATTTAACGTCCAATGCCGCTATACTGTGGCGGTCAACCTTGAGAGCTACTATAAAGAGGAGGTAGAGTATAATGCTTGATGCAACTCAAATTTATGCCCTTTGGTATATCGGCGGCATGGTCAGCGGGGCGCTTATTATGATCGCATTTCTTAACAGCTGAGGAGGGCTAAAAAATGACGTTGTTTGAAGAAAAGGTGAACGAGTACCGCGAAAACAAGCGGCTTTTGGAAGAGCTTGAAGCGATGAACGAAACAATCAAGGCTGATATTATCTGCATGATGCAGGGCGCGCCGGAAATGGCGCAAGGTACGGCAAAAGCCATTTACAAGGACGTTCAGAGCGTCCGGCTGGATAGCAAGCTTTTGAAGACGCTGCACCCGGATATTTACGCAGAGTGTAGCAGTAAAACCACATACAAGCGTTTTAGCGTGGTATAAGGGGGATGCTACACATGATACTTTCTTGCATCCTGTTTTTCTTCTGGTTTTTTTCGGCGCTGTTTAAAGCATCCAAGTGAAACCGCCCGGACACTTTAGCGGGGCTGCACCGTAAAGCAACCCCGCCCCAACCCGCAAAGGCAAAAATATTTTTGCAAGTCCTGTTTTTGGGGCCTGCGATATGATATACTGTAAAAAAGGGCGAAAAGCCCGGAAAGTGAGTGTCATTATGAAAACCTATACAGAGCACGAAGTCAACGGCCTTAGCATTTATGTGGACGATGAAACAGGAAAAGTACATCACGCCGTAAATTGGGATAGCACAAATCAGACAACACTTTATCCATACGCTTATAACACCCGCTCCCGTGTGTGGGATAATGTTAGCGGGGATTATACGTTAGCAGGATTGAAGCGCACAAAGCGTTTGATTGAATGGCACTAATAAAATTCTCAGCCCCGCCCACGCTGGCGGGGCTTTTCTTTTGCCTTGCATCGACACGGTGCAGGGCTTTTCTTTTTGCCCGGCGGTGTATCAGCTTCTCACAATCGTTTACGGATGTCTTTCTGCCGTCAATGCAATTATACCACCACAACGCCAAAACCGTTTACAGGGCTTTACAGGGGCTTTTCCGTTGATTTTCCCTATTTCAGCGCATACAATACGGCAGCCGCACAAGCCGCCTATACAACCGCCGCGCCAGACGCTGTAAAGCTCAGCACAGCCGCCTATTATAATAAGGTATATAAGGGCGCAGGGCTGCGCCCCCTGTTATAGATCCATGCCAGACGGCGCAACATATCGCAGACCATGCCAGCCCGGCGGGGTCAGCTCCTACTGTGTGTGGATCGCTGGCAAGTGCTGCACCCGGCGCACCTGCTGAGGGGTGCAGCGTCTCCACCTGTACAGGGTCAGCCCGGCGGCTTGCAGTCTGGCACCGGGTCAGCAGTCAGGGCGCACCGGCTGGCACACTCCACCCGGCGGGGCAGTCCAGCAGCGGGCGGCGCGGAACCATTGACGGCTCTCGCCGCACCTCTTTTCGGGCTTTCGCCCGATAGCTAATAGAGGTCAGCAATAGTCGCAGCGTCCCGACTGGAATAGTCGTAACAGCTTCTGGAATAGTCGTAGACAATAGTCGTAGTTTTCCCAATAAAATAGTCGTGAAATAGTCGTAAAGTCGTCAGACGACTAACTTTTGAAAGTCCTATATATAGTATAGTAACGAGCAGTTCGCTGATAGTCGCAGAGTAATAGTCGTAGTGTTTTCTTGCGAACCTTCGTCAAATAGTCGTATATTTTTTGTGTGAAATAGTCGTTCGCCTTTTAGGAAAATGGAGATGCGATAGTCGCTAAGTCATCTGACCACCCAAAAATCACTTCTCGTCACAATTTCGCATAATATATTCCATATCTAGTTATATTAGTTTCGTATAACAACCGTACTTATTATAGTATAAAGATATAATTACTCCCGATAATCAGCTATTATTTCGCATAATAACTAGTATCATCCAAATCCGCTGGTTTCCGCTCGATTTAATCCCCAGTGATAAACTATGGTATTTCAATCAATCCATAGTATTCTACTATGAATAGTCTTTGCAACATTTCTACATATCCAACCGACTGCAAAATGAAGTCAATTCTCCATGTGAAATAGTCGCAGACCATCCACCAGTCCGAACCTCACGCCAGCTCTCGCCTACGGTTTGCTATGCTGGCTAACGGTGTAGCTTTTGGAAATAGAGGGTTGTAGGGGGAAAGAACCTTTACAGGCGATTGAACTCTGGTTCACTGTACTGTTGCTTCTCTTGCTCTCTGTCAATCCACATATCAGCAAAGGCCTTCCAGTTTGTTATAGGCTTTCCGGTCTTGGTCATCCAACCTGTTCCATCATAGTAATTCATGAACCTGCTGGCAAGCCTGTTCTCACATCCAGCATCCAAAAAATACTCGCTCACATCCTCGAAGTCCGGCGTGCTGGCGTTCCCATAGGGCGGGTCGCCCGCTTTCTTAATAACTTTTTTTCTTTTCTTTTCTTCTATATTAAGGAGGTGAACGATTGTTCCCCTCACAGGTGAAGCATCGTTCACCTCAGAGGTGAATGATTGTTCACCTCCCTTTTCGCTCTTTGACGATTCTTCCGGCACTTTGACGTATATCTTATCGGGCTTGTTCTTGCCTTCATGCTTGCGCTCGATCAACCCGGCTTCTTCCAGCTCTTTCAGAGACTTCTTGACCCATCGTTCCGTGAATCCAGTATCGGCAGCAAGGTCTTTGATGGGATACACGATGTATACTCGCCCTAGTTGGTCAGCAAACTTTCCGCTTCTGCTTGCCCTCTGTGACGACCTTGCACGATTGAACAGGTAAATGTAAACAATTTTCTCTGTTGGGCTAACGCCAATAGTCGAGAGGAATCGAGGGTAGACCATGTACCCATTGACCTTTGTATCGGCTGTCATGTATTCCATTTTCTCCTCCTGCAATAGTCATAGACCTCTACAATACTCTCACAGCCCCGTAGAGCCGTTCCAGAGCCGTTTTCTGTGTTCGGTCGATAAGTTTGCCATCTGACGCTAAAAGCGTTTGTAGGGCTTCTGTGTGCGTATATGCAAAAGGCTGCCATTGCTGACAGCCCATGTGCTCAATCCATCCAAGTATACTCTTGAAACCGTTGAATCTGCTTGTTAAACGTGATGGGAAGGTCGCCTATCTCGCCTTCCTTGTTTTTACTCAGCCGGAACAGATACTTGTCGGGGTTGTCGCCGGACAGAAGGATGATTGCATCTGCGTCCTGTTCAATCTGTCCGCTCTCTCGCAAGTCGGAGTTAGTAGGCGTTGCTCCGGGCTTGGATGGGTTTCGATTGAGTTGTGCCAGTGCCACCACAACAATGCCTGTGGTCTGTGCCAGTTCGTGCAGGGCAATGGATATGGCTGTAATGGCGGCATATCTGTCCTTTGCGCCTGTTTCGTGGATGAGTTGAAGATAGTCTACGAAGATAACCTGAGCCTTTTTACGGAGAGCCTGAGCCTTCATCCACGCCACGTTCTTTCCGGCAGCGGAGCGAATGTAAAGGGGCATTTTCATGTTCTTTACCTGTCCGTCAATCTCATTCAAGCTGACCGCCTTATTTTTCACCGTGTCCAGAGGGCAGTATATTTGATTAGCCATCAGACGAGCGCCCAGCTTGCGTTTGCTGGTTTCTAAACTGAAATAGTACACGGTGTAGTTTTGCTTTGCCATGCTTGCTGCTATTTGCAAGGACAGGGCTGTCTTACCCGCAGACGGTCTGCCGCCAATGATAATAAAATCACCCGGTGAGATGTGCAGCGCTTCATCCAGACGCTCTAGGCCTGTCTTGATGTACACAGGCTTATCGTCCATGTGAAGCACATAGTCGTTCAGCACATCCTCGTATGTCCACGCATCTTCTTCCTCAGCTTTCAGGCTCATCGCCTCGCCCATCTGCTGGTAAATGTCTGATAGATCAGAATAGTCGGTAAGCTCGCTGGTCATCTGAAATGCCAGACCTTGCACACGAGTGAGTGCAGCTTGTTCTCTGATAAGCTGTGCCCAACGCTGCATCTGCTCCCTGTCAATTCGTACACACTCTGATTCACAGGCTTGTACACACGCCAAGAGCGTCTGCGCTACGTCTGGATGCTGCGTGTTTATCTCGACTATATCTATCTTACCCCTAGCCGTCCAATAGCCCTGAACAGCCGCAAAAGCGTCTCTCAGCTCAGGTCTGAACAAGTCAAGTTCAAGGTCTGGTATGATTTCATCCACAACGCCCGGATTGCAGAGCATCAGCGCACCAATAAATACCGTTTGAACGTCCATTGTCATAGTCTAGGAAACTCCATCTCCGTACTTTGCTCGTACTGGTCATCCTGTTTCAATGCGTAAATGTCCTGCCATCCTGCATAGATACTCTGGTCAAGTATGGTTTTCCAGTCATGCCGATCAAACTTTTCCAGCTTGTTGCAGAGCATCTGTTTTGCCCGGTCTGTCATAGGCTTTTTGATTCTTGTACGCATCTGTGCGAACTCTCGCAAGGATTCCAGCAAGGCTTTATCGCCATTAGCAAAGTCGAAGAAGATGTCAGGTTTCTTCTTGACTGCGCTCTCCGGCAAGGTCTTGACGTTCATCTGACTGTCAGTTGATACAATGGGTTCATTGTCATCTGACTTTGAACTCATAGATGAGCTGACTTTCATCTCATTTATGATATGAGGATGAGATGACTTTCGTGTAGACCATCCTTTTGACGCAATATCGCTTCTTTTCCGCTCTTTATCGAGCAGATGTTTAATCAAAATGAAACAAGATTCTGCCTTTTTTGAGTTCAAAGTTGTGTCTTTTTCTTCAAAAACGTATGCACAGATTGCATCGTAGAGTTCCAACTTCTCTTTACTTTTGAGCGTAGAGATGGCTTCAAAGTAGTATCGTTGAAATGTAAAGCTGTCTCGTTTTTTGTCCATGCTCAATCCTCTTTGTAGCGTTTGTTCCATGCTTCGATGGCTTTTTCCTTGCCAAATGTTACAGAAGTGCTCACCCCGCATTTTCCGCAGACTACCCAATTAGCCATGTTAATGTCAAGTGGATGAAGCACTTTTACAGTCGGTGGTTCCGCACCGCAGAACGGGCATCTCTTGAGTTCTTCCATCTTTTTTCTCCTTTATATTGTTCTTACTGCTCTTTTATTCCAGTCTATAATTGCTGATGGCAAAAAAGAAAAAGTTTGAGAATGTCTGCCACATTTATCGCATAAAACTACATAATACTCATAAACACCAAAAGGCTCTTTTTCTTTTTCGATATGCGGCTCAGCTCCGCAAAGGCATAATTTCAATTCTGTCATTTTCTAAATCCCTCTCTCGTTCTGATAGTTGACCTGAATCCGTCACAAGGCTTCTTTCCTCTGCCGTAGACCGGGCGTGTGTGCTTTGGCTTTCTTTTGTCTTTCGGATTGTAGCATCCTGATTGCGTCTCGCACTGCTTAACTGCTTTTGCAAATTTTTCAAGTTCATTGCAGAACTTGTCAGCTGCTTCCGTAAACGCTTTGAAAAAATCATTAAGTTCTTCACTCATATCATTCCTCCGGCGCATAAATGTGCATCCAATGCGTCACCGTCACATCTTTCGGCAGTCTCTCGCCTATCTCGTCCCAGAACTGACCGTCTGCATAACAGCCTAAAAAGTACGCTGTCGGCGAGATTCCTTGCAACATTTTTCCATTTTTATCACGCCACGTTTTCTTAGTCGCAAGCAGCAAAGGCGTCGTTCGCTCTTTTGGAGGTTCGCTTGCCGGATGCCAAAGTGTGTTACTCATAACTTGTTCTCCATCAAAGAACCACAGTTCGGACAGTAATTCCAACGTGTATGATGATTTTTTGTGTGGCATCTGCTACACTCGAATCTTGTGAACGTATCGTCCTGCGCAATCCATTCAGCGGTACGCTCTAAGGCTGTTGGGGCATCTTCCACAACGTCAATGGCATCGCCAATACCGCAAGCACGGCATCTAACTCCATTGTAGTTCTCGCAGCCATCGCAATACGATTTTTTGATTTTTTCAATAAGTGCGTTTCGTTCAAGGTATTCTGGATAATTAGCCATTGTCTTTCACCTCGATTGTTGGTGCAGTGTCGATGTAGTCAAGCACATCGTCTAGCGCATAGCCCATGTAAGCGTACTCGACAGTAAACTCTTGCTCTAATTCCTGCATCCATTCTTCAATGCGCTTCCGTAGTGCATTGGCATCAATCGGTCTAGCTTCCATTGCTCTTTCTCCTTTCAATCTCATTGTAAACCGCCTTGTAGAACATATCCCACGTTTCATAGTCGCAAGAATCGCCAAAGTCGAACCCAGCCATCTTGCGTTCGGCAATGTCACGTTCAAAGCAATCAAGGGTCTTGTCGGTCAGCTCTGGCAGAAGCGGTGTGATGTATCCGCATACAAAGCTAGGCATATATGACCGTCTGCCCAAGCAATAGCGGACAGCGCAGTTGCAGACCGCTCCAAAGTCATCATTGGTTGGGTCTACCACGCCTTTTGGCACATCCGACTTCAAATCGTTCACGCTGCATTGAAGGGCTTCTGCGAATTTTGCCAGCTTCGATTCTTTTTTCACGCCACGCTTTTGCTTTTCAACGGCACTGACGTACGCACTGGTTGTTCCAATCATCCTTGCAACATCTTTCTGCGTGATGCCAAGTTCAAGCCTGCGCTTTCTGATTTTCTCCCCCGTTGTCATACTCTTCCAGTTCCTTTCTGATTTGCTGGCGTTCAATCTGCTTCAATCTTGCCTTTGCCAGCTTGCGGTTGTCAGCCTTGCGGATAGCCCAGTTATTGCGGTGGTTTGCCCACGCTGCAAAATAATGGCTAAACTCGCTTTGGTCGTACCAGCCCTTGCCAATAAGCCCTTTATAGGTCTGCTGACGTTTCATCTTTCTTCTCCCATTCCTTGCATCCTCGTTCATCCCAAACAAAGTCTGCAACGTGTTTTGACTGGTCGTTCACGCATACGCCCTCCGGCTCTGCGTACCATTTGCAAGAGCCACAGGACGGCTTGGATTTGTTCTTACAGGATTCTGCCGTGCATCGGATAGCCTTGCCAGCAGAAAACTGTTTGATGCCCATGCAAGAGCAATGTTCGGTGGTGCAGTAAACGTCCATTATATCTGCCCTCTCTTTCTCCTTCTGTTGGCATTGAACTGTCCGATCACTCGCTTATAATCCTCATAGCACTCCGGGCATAGGTCGCCTGTGTCCCTGCGCCACGCCCAGTCCTTGAAGTATTCGTCAGGGTTCATTATCCTGCCGCCAAGAACTGCTCCGCAGCGGTCGCATACTCGCTTGTGGTAGATTCCTCTGTCAGTTTGCATTAGTCATCCTCCCCAACGTCCTTAAACAGGACTTCTTTGTCGGCTTTCCAGTCTTTGATTTTGCACGGAATATCCGTGCCGGGAACGGTCTTTTTCAGACCGTCCATCTGCCAGACGTTCCATGAGATGATAGCAGCCATGTTGCGAACCTTCCCAGCGTCAGGCTCAATGCCGAACAGCCACTTAAAGTTCTCTCGCCATGTCAGGAGCATATTTGCTCTTGCAAGCAACAGGCTGTCACCCTGCCACTCATAGCCGTATGTAGTCGTCGCTGCGTCCTCTGCCACATCGTGCCATGTCCAGACATTCCAATCAAACCAGTTGTTTACACATTTCAGTTTGCGGTCAAACAGTCCTTTCCGCCTTGGTACTGGAATCTTCTTGTCTGTTACCGTGTCGTATCGGTTCACAAGGAATGGTGCTTCTCCGCAGGTGATTTCAAGGACTGTCGAATGGATGTACTTGATAGGCTCTTTCTTCATATCGGGCATCGCACCGTTTTCTTCGCCCATGTCTATCATCTTTTCGCAGACCCAAGAAGGAGTGAAAACCTCTGCTTTTGCTTTGGCTCTCTTCTTCTGCTCATCCAGACGCTTGAGAACTCGTGGCACTGGCGGGCATTTCTTGATTTGTTCTAACGTGATTTCATCCGCAAAGCCCGCACCCAGTTCAGGCGGTGGCTCTGTCGCCCAGATGATGTTTTTGCCGGTCGTACGGTCTTTCAGCAAGATAAACAGCGCCGCTGACAGAATCGGGTCGGAGAAATCAACCAACCGTTGTTTCATTTTCCGCTACCTCTCTGTACTCCACATCAATCTCTTTTGGCAAAGCCGTCTGGTACTTCTGGGCGAGCTGCTCTGCGCTCTGGGCATCGCCCAACGGTTGTTCAGGCGGTGCAACGGTAACTTCCACGTTGTCACGCATACCAAAGTAGTTCTTGGCTCGGAAAATCCACTCTGCCGGGTTCTCCTGACCATACATACCGTTGTACGCCCACATGGACTGCATTTGCAGAATCAGCTTCAAGATGTACTTCTGCTGCAAGCTGTCGTCACGGCGTTTGCCTGTCATAATCTGTCTCAAGCTAGGCCATTCGATACCCAACACCAGTGCAATCCATTCCACCACAGGGGATATTCTGGCTTCGATGCAAGCGTCAAAAAAGAAGTCAAGGCGTTGCTGCACTTCAATCGGGTTGTTCATGTCCACGCTCGGAAGGTCGCCAAAATACTTTGCGGCAATCATGCCGACAACTTTCTTGTCCTCTTCATCGCCGATTCTTGACTGCAAATCCCCTGTGTTCATCATTTTCAGCTTTTCGATAGCCAACGCTTGTTGCTCCTTTACCTTCTTACTGACCTGCGATCGGATGCTCTTGTTCTTGTTGAGGTTCTGTATCCGCTTCTTCTCTCGCTCTTTTTCACGCTTTGCAGCGGCTTGCTCTTTTGCCTTTTGCGCTCGCTTCTCACGCTTTTTCTTTTCAGCTTCGGTCAGCGGCGGTCTGCCACGACCACGCTTCGGGGGTGTTGCCATGTGTCAGACCTCCTTGATGAGCTTCCAAACAGGGAATGCGTATGGATGCTTTGCAACGACATTCCACAACCACTTATATGGATAACCCACGCAATCGGACTTTGTAATCGCCCCAGCAATCGCCATCACATAGCCGTTTTCATCTGCATCTTCTTTCTTAGGCGGCTGCTCGAATGTGCTTCTCCACAAGCCATCAAACCCGATTTCGCTATAAGAGCAGGTTTTGAAATAATGCGTAGCCATTCCAAGTTCTTGCTCAATATCGTTACGGATGCTCTTGTCATCTTCGTCCGTTTCGGTTTCAAGAACAAGGTAAATCCGCTTTTTCACGCTCTCACCTCTTCATCTTCGTTTCGATTTTATCCAGCTCAGTTGCAATCCACCAGATGGAGCAGTAGTTGTCCCACTGCCGCCACCAAGCGCACTTTTCTTTCTCGCAGATGCACCGACCAAGCGGGTTGCTGGTCATTTTCATCGGGCAGTAAAGTTCGTTGTCCATCATTTCCACCCCATCATAACTGCCGTACAAGCGACCAGACACACGTTGATAAACAGCCAGACGAGCATTGCCTGTCGTTCCTCAAACAGGTTGTTCGCCATGTTCTTGATTGTCCGTTCGGAATGAACTACTGCTGCCAGCAGGACTAAGCAGACCAGCCAGCGGGTTACAAATTCAAACATTGTTATCCTCCATCAAATCGTCCATGCTTAACTGACCGCTGATGTTGTCATCTTCCATCCACCAGCGAAAAACGTCCATTCCAGTTTGCCAGTCGTACGGCAAGCCTTTTGCTTTTCTGACATCAAGCATTCTTTCAAACGCCGAGATGTACATTTTTTCATAAGAAGGCCAGCGCATAAACTCACGCTGTCTGCCCCCCCTACCAGCCATAGGACAGCCGATGCAGCCAACACGCTTTTGTCCTTCGCAGTAAAGCGGATTGATGGGCAAGTGTTCGCTGTGCGTGTAGTCCCACACATCATCGTCCGACCAGTCGATAATCGGATTGACGGTCATCTTGCCTTTGACGTTGCACGTTTCAAAGAGCTTTCTCTTCTCGTCATTGTCACCCATGAGAATGATGCGCTTCTCTTTGTCTTTGTGCATCAGCTCCATCACGCCACGACTGTTCTTACGCCGAGTAGATTCGGCCCAGCGAACGCCGGTAGCGATAAATCTATCGCGGCCAGTATTTTCTTTGAGAACGGCACAGCAGTAGCGTACAAGTCGTGTGGGCGGCATCAGCTTTTGCGGAATCAGCGTCCACATGGACACGGGCTTGTCTTTGTACCGTGGCATAACAATGGAGCATTTGATTCCACGCTCTTCCATCGCCTTGAACTGCTCACGGATAAAATAGACTGTCTCCGGCGCATCGGCAGTTGTGTGGCTGTTGACCACCTCGAAGTTGATTCCTGCACGTTCAGCCAGAGCCACAAGCACCTGTGAATCCTTACCGCCAGAGTATGTGACCATCAGCGGTTTCTTGTACCGATGCTCTGACAGCCTTGCAGCGTCCTGCAACCGTGCGATTGCAAGCTGTTCCTTGTCCATTAGCTCCACCTTTCCCTCAGCTCTTTTTCGACCTGTTCTGATTTTGCGGTGATGTAATCCGCAAACTCGTCAGGGGTCATATTCTCGTTTTTGAACTGCCCAACCATCTCCCAGTACCTGTCGCCAATGCGGATGATTTTCTGCACCTGTTCATCGGTTAGGTCTGCATCGCACCGAAGGTTCTGAATCAGTGCGCCCCATGTGGTGGCGATGCCATCCAGAGCCATGTGAAAGCCGTACAACTGGTTCTGCCGTGCGATTTTGCGGAGGTTGGCTGACATTGCCTGTTTGCCAGACGAGGGGCGGTTTCTGCGCTTACTCATCTTATTTCTCCTTTTAATAAAGGTATCGCCATGCAACGATTTTGGAATCGCTTGCAGCCCATTCTCCACTACTTTGAAACCAACGCTTGTCTGCGTACTTGCGATATGCAAGGTCAAGGTCGCCGTTTTCAAACTTTATTTCGACAGCTTCACCGCATTGCGGTTGAACATTCATGCTGTTCCACTTGTTTTTGTTTTCAGTGTCGGGCTTCTGTTCATCAGGTGTTAGCCAGTCGTTCAGTTGCTTCATACAGGACGGGCAAAGTTGAATTGGTTCTTCGCCCAGTCCAAAGCGGTTTCGTTCCACCGTACAATCCAAGAACAAAATCGAATTTGCTGTTCCGTAGCACTCGTTTATGTCAGGCACTTTCCGATTAAAAATCTCTCCACATCGGTCGCACTTAAATACCGTTGCCATGTTCTTTCTCCAATCTCTTTAACAGCCCATCCACGTCATACCGCCAATGGACACGCAGCCTTTTTGCTTTGACCTCTATCCCCTCTTGTTCTGCCCACTGCCAAGGGATGCTCTTGCGGCTTTCATTGTAACGGAACGCCAGAACCTTGCTGGCAGGGATTGCAAAGGTACGGTTGACCGCCCGGTAATTGACTATCACATGGGCTGTCTGACCGCTATACCCCATTGCATCTACCATGTCCGTGATGTGCTTTTCCTTGCGGTATTTGCACTTTGCCTTGTCGTACTTGCCGAACACCTTTTCCAAAGGGATAGAGGGCGTTTCAATGGTTTTCAGCTCAAACAGGTGGTTCATCGGGTATCGGTACACAAGGAAGTCGCAGATGTTGTCGATGGAGAAGGATAGGTTCTCGTTGCCGCCGTAGTAGGTAGCAGCACTGTCCTTTAGCCGGTAGCACCACGCATCGGGCGGGACAGATGCCTTGAAGTCTGCTTCAAACTGCTTGCCGGTGTTCATGCGTTGTCCTCGATTTTTTTGGCTTCTCTGATACGCAGTCGAGCAAGTTCGCTATTTGCATATCGCAGTTGCCAGCTACTAAACCATCCTTTGTGAACAAGTTTTCCAGCGCAGTAAACAAACTCCTGCTTCATCAATTCATCAAGTGAAATGATGTAGCCGCCCGGTTTATACTTTCTTCTCATCCTCGTTCACCTCTAAATTCACTTCCGAGAAACCGTTTCTTGCCACGTTCCCGGTGCTTGTCCTCATAATCACGGTGGTACACGCTCTGGCTGTGGTTCAGCTCATGCACGAACGCCTTGCGCTCCTCGAAGTCTTTTTTCTCTGCCTTGTACTTCTCGCAAGTGTCGTGGCAGGCTTGGTGGCGTGATGTGCAGTTGAGACAACAGGTAATCATTTTTCGCCGAATCTCCTTTTTGTAACGGCAATGGGGAACTCTTCGATTTCGGAAGCCCATCGTGCCGTACCGTTTCCATAGGTCTTTTGCCAGACAAGTGGGAAGCCACCTATACCATCGAACAGACTGCCCAACGTGGCGCTTGTACTCAAATAGGGTTTCATCTTCTGCGCAATCCAGAACCACTGAGGAAGTGCAATGGAATTTCCAAGCGCTTTATAGCGCGGACTGTCCGCCGGCTTGTGCTTTTTACCGTTTGTGTCTACCCACTCTCCGATATCTGTCCAACCGTCCGGGTAGCCTTGCAGGCGTTCGCATTCCGTTGGGGTCAGTCTGCGGACGATCCACCGTATTTCTGTTTCCGTTAGAACCGACTGCTGATTTTGCCCCGCTTTTTCTCTTGCCGCCAGCGCTGGAAATGTTCCGTTCTCGCTGTATATCCTCCTGGCCTGATTGTCCCACGGTGTCAAACAATCTTCTGGTTCTATTACGATTGCCGTGTAGTCTGTGATTCTGCTTTCATGGCCTCCCGTAATGGTCGGAACCATCTTTCCATTTCCATTACCTCTTGCGTCAAAAGCTCTGCACCTTACCAGCATATCGTTGTAAGCATCCTGTCCATTGTAGCTTCCAGCGTGAGCGCCGGGCGAAAGGGTTCCTGTTTTGTCTTGAATCGGAATCGGCTGAACGATGGCAAGCCCACCCTGATTCTTCGTTGGGTTTGCATCAGAGCAGCCCAGCGTTTTGCTCACATTTGTTTCATTGAACCCACTGCGCATATTTGCTGATTTCATGCTGTTGCTTGACAACGGATTTATGGAATACGCAACTGCATGACGGTCGATCGTGTTCAACGTATAGCCCACTTCTTCTTTTGCGCCCAAGCCGTTCGCCCCTGCCGTATCGGCGCGGTCAACAATGTTTCCCGCAATGCAATAACACACGCCGTGTTCATGCCGCGCCTGTAGGGTAAAGGCCGGGTCTCCATTCTTTCCGACTCCAAGACCTGTTTTTTCCCCCATCGAGATGTGTCTTGTGGCAATTTGTGTGTTTATTGGGATTATCTCCCCGGCTTGTACCAGCTGGAAAAGCGTCTGGTCTTGGAGGGTCGATAGCGTCCCGACTTTTTCTGTTTGCACAAGTGCGCCCTTTCCGCCTCCGGCACAGCCAGAGCGGATTTTAAGAGAGTACGCAGCTGCTTCTCTGCTTTCTCTCTTATCCGTTCTTTCCTCTCGTTCAGAGCGGCCAGCTTCTCCCGTCTTATCTGTTTTTGTTCTTCTGCAATCAGCATCTCCATCGCCTTTGCGGCCGCGCCCGGCTCCCACCACTCCATCATTTCCAGCAGGGCAGTTTGCAGTAAGTCCGGCAATTTCTTTCCACGTCGGGATGCGCGAATCAAGATGCCTTGACAGGCTCGTTCGCTCAAATAGTATTTCTCCGGCGCGTTGACCTGCAAAATCCACGACAAGAGCGATACGTTTTCTTCTCTGGGGCACTCCCCAATATTGAGCGTCGAGCTGTCTCCAAGCCAAGCTCCATCCATTTCCGGCGATTGCTCCGGCTTTACTCCATCTGCCCCCCCTACCCGAAGGTCGAGGAATTGAAACGTCTGGCTGTTCAATGCGGGCAAGTTCTTCCAGCACGGCTCTGAAATCTTCTCCTCCGTTGGAACTGAACGCTCCGGGCACGTTTTCCCAAACAGCGAAAGTTGGATACAGTCCATTTGTGCTTGACCTCATTTCTTTTATGATTCGAACCGCTTCCATGAACAACCCGGAGCGTTCTCCCGCAAGTCCTGCCCTTCGCCCCGCAATGGACAAGTCCTGGCATGGGCTGCCGAACGTGATACAATCCACAGGCTCTATCTGGTCGCCGTGAATCTTTGTAATGTCGCCCAAGTGCTTCATCTTTCCAAACGCCCGTCCAGCCAGATAGCGCAGCTCTTATATAAGGTAGGCGATCAGTCTCTAATGAGCCAATGATTTCCGTTTGAATCAATCCCGGTCTTGTAATTTCGCTTTTGGCGATTATTCAAATACGCATGATTCTTTCCTAGAAAATTTGAAGCAGCTTTTCTTGTTCCAAAATAGTGGATTTCCCCCGTTGGAGAAATAAGAGCAACTTCTTTGCTGCATTTATCGTAAAGACCTTCTTGAAATCCTTTTCTTATGTTTTCACTTCTTGTTATCCACTCCAAATTTTCAGGTGTGTTGTTTGATGGGTTTCCATCAATATGATTTACAGTCAATTCAGGCTTGTAACTATCAACCCAAGCCATTGCAACAAGCCGTGAAACAAGCATTGTTTTGTGTGTTCTATCTTTCCAAAGTTCTACTCTCTCGTCAGTGTAGCCTTTTGAGTTTCGGCATCTTTTTTCTTTTTTAGGCTGGATAATTCTTACTTGCCAAGTCCGAACTCTGCATCCAGCAGAAAAAGTCGTTTTGCCCGGTGCGCTTCTGATTCTTCCAAGATTCGATGCTTGATAAAGCCCTTCGTATTCTGGAATGTCTTTCCAAAGTTCCTCCATCTATTCCTTTCTCGCCTTTTGTCCCGGTAGCGTAACCGTTAGTCAAAAGGGAGATCAGAACTGTCGTCAATCACAGAGAAGTCGTCTGCGTTACCCTGAGAATAGTTCTGTGGTGCATCCTGCGCCCGATCGGCGGGTTTGCTGTCAGACTTGCCACCGCAGAAGTCAACCTTGTTCGCCATGATTTCCGTTGCGGTGCGGTTGTTCCCCTGCTTGTCGGCATACTTCCGGGTCTGGATGCTACCAGTCACCAGAATCAGGCTGCCCTTCTGAAACCACTTGGAAACGAACAACGCCGTATTGCCAAATGCAGTGCAGTTGAAGAAGTCGGTTTCCTTCTGACCGCCACTCTGACGGTCGCAGGCAATGCTGAACGTGCAAACATCCTTGCCAGACTTCGTGACCTTAGCTTCAGGCGTGTGAACCAGACGCCCCTGAATTGCGATAGAGTTAAGCATTGTTTAGCCCTCCTTCGGCTGTTTCTGAGCACAGTCCCAACACAGGACGCGCCCAAAGCGTTTCTTTGTGCTTCTTGCAGTTTCCAGCGGTGATACAGTTCGATTGTTGTACTGGACAGACTTCAACTGTTTTCCACAACAAGCGCACGGAGGGATGGTTTCCGCTTCCGTTTGCTTCTGCGCAGGCTTGTTTGCCCTGCTTGTGGTCTGCTTCTGGTACTCGTCCGTGTCAGCGTCCTTCGTATCGTCAATGCAGAACAAACCGTTCAAGGCGTACTTTCTGGCGTAACTACTAGACGTTCCAGTCACCTGCGCTGCATCCATCTTGGTTTTTTGCTCCGGTTCTCTTGCGTAAGCAGTAACAGTTACGCATCCACCATCCAGACTTTCCACCTTTGCGGTCGCTTCGATGTAATGCCACCCCTCTAACACTTTAGGTTCATCAGAAAGGGTAAGAAGCAAACCGTGTTCTTTCAAAATTGGTTTAACTGCTTCCAAAATGTCCTCACAAGAGCGATACTTGTAACCGCCAAATGTGTTCATCTGCCCCTTCGGGGCCTTCAACTCTGACTGAACAGCCATCAGAGCTTCATGGATTTTGCTGTTATCCATACGTTTCCTTTCTACGGCTTCATTAGGCTTCATTATTCTTACTTCGGCTTAATACGGCTGTATAAAATCAACCAGCTATCAGGTCTGCCAACTGTGTGCGGAGGTCTTTCAGCTCTGCTTCCCTGTCCTCAATCTCGGACTGCAAGTCCTCAATCGCTGCCAGCCGGTCGGCTTCTTTGGCTTCTGCCATCTGCTCGTTGGTCATAAAGTACACGCCGTCCTCCGGCTCTGCCACGCCACCGAATCTGTCAAGGTTAATCATCTTTGGGTCTCCCTCTCTTGCGTTCCTCTTTGATTTGCAGTGCGCTGTACCACTGGTCTTTGTCGATTTCTATGGTAGACCACCGATGGTTACAGGAAATGCACTTCTTGCGGCGAACGATGCTATCGTGGTCAGACCGGCTGTCAACCGTTGTAATGTTGTCGCTACCGCACATCGGGCATTTCATCGTGCATCCCTCCACTCATTGGTGTGGTGAGGAATGCGTTTTACTTTGCGATTTTCCTGTTCAATACGTTCATTTTCAGAGCTGACACCAATGGCACACAAGACGAGTGCTGCGGCGAGGAAGCTGCACGAAAGGAAAACGTATCCAAACATTGCTACTATGCTTCGGCTTTTCTGGATTGCATCGCCGCATCCTACCGAAAAGATTGCTAACGCGATTCCAAGCGCACAAAGGACATTAGCTTTCAGGCTTTTCACTTTTATTACCTCCAAAACTCAGTATCCACGCCGTAGCCATTGCCATAGATACCGTGATGATTCCACGGGCAGCTGATGCACCCACCAAAATTCCGATGTGATGCACCATCCAGAAGTTCAGCAGGAATACTGCCAAAACCACCGCCAGCGCTATGCCCCACATCAGGGCAACTTCAATAAACGCTTTCATCTTGTCTCCTTTCATTTTTTGCCATTGCAAATCACGGCTATACCATGCTTTGCCGTTGCTTCTCGATGAATTGCTTTGCCTTTGCTTTTCTGCTCCTAGCTACTCAATTCCTTAGCCTATCGTTTCTATTCTTTGCCGTTGCCTCGCCTTGCCCTGCATTGCCTTTGCTTATCAAAGCTACGCCTTGCATCCATAGCCTTTGCTGTGCCGCTCATATCGGTTCCATGCAATTCCATTGCTCGTCTGAGCCTTGCTTCGCCATGCCTTTGCGCCACGTCTCAAAGCCGTGCCATGGCCATGCTGTTATCAGCAATTCCGAGCTGTGCCGTTGCGGAGCGAATCATGTCGTGTCTATGCAATTCCATTGCGTATCTGTTCAATCCTTTGCATTGCCTTTGATACGCGGTTCAAAGCCACACTTTGCCATTGCTTCGCCTTTCATTGAAAAGCTGTGCCTTTGCACTTAGTTCAGGATTTCGTAAGAAAAGCGCCCCTTGCCGGAGTTTAAGTCCCTCGCAATTTTACTGTAAGAAATCTTGAGTGTACGAGATGCGCTACGGATTGAATTGTATTTTTCCCCTGTTTTAATATCCTTTATTGGTTTGCAGTGTGAATAGGCATAATTTTTGGGAATGTACCCATCTTTCAGCGCTTCTTTTATACGATTTTCTGCGTACTCCTTTCCTTTAGTTTCAGTCCATACTTTCAGAGATCCTCTCGGTATACCGGTTTCTTTTTCCCATTCTGCACATGGAAAAGATTTTCCATTTACAGTCAAAACAATTGTGATTCTGCGGTTGTTGACATTATCTTGACGAGTTGCCCACCTACAATTTTCAGGACAATAGTTTCCATTGTTATCGATTCGGTCTAAATCAAGTCCTTTAACCCATCCAGACGATAATGCCCATTCGCAAAAAGGCTCAAACTTCTGCCATTTGTTGCAAACTTGTATTCCTCTGGCTCCGTAGTTTTTATACGCAGAGCATTTTGGGTTCTGTGTGCGTTGTTTCATAGACTTCCACGCCCAATAGATTTCCTTATTTGCCTGTCTTAGCGTTTTTTCTCTCATTGTTTCCACTTATGATATTTCCTTAATCGTTCAAAATATCGTATGTAAACTTCCCGCGCCCACTGTTGCGCCACTGTCCGATGCCACGCAAAGCGCCGTAGTCCAGCCATTCACGCACAACCTTCTCGTGAGAATCGTCCAGAAGAACGATTTCAAACTCGCAGGTCGAACCAGCGGGAATCTGCTCGCTGTTGGCAAGACTGACGCGCTCGCCCTGCGCTGTCTGTGCGCGGAGTGGGCGCTGGCACTCGGTAATCTCGCCGTTCACATTAATGGGAATCATGCGGGGCTGAACGAAAATCAACCCATCAATGACCTTCTTGTAGGCCGTCAGCTTGCCGGATTCGTTGACAGCTTTCTTCTTGCCAGTTTCGGTTTTTCCGCCGATACGACCCAGCATACCGCAGGAATCCTTGAAGAACCCCTTGATTTGGTAGTCATACAAGATAGGCTCGCCGTTCTCGTTGCGAGGGAACACGGTCATGCCCTTATCTGCCACAGCATCAGCACCCAGAGCTGCAACCTCGTCCTCGATGGTATTTGCATCCGGGGACTTGCTGGCGATGAACTCGCGTGCAATGTTCTGATTGCTAGGCCAAGTGCCGAGAACGGCTTCGATGAATGTGATTCTTACTTTGATTTTTTTCATTTTTGCTCTCTCTTTCTTTCTCGATATGTTCCAGTCTTAAAGGTTCACGCTCTTTCCAGCGCTTCTGCCACAGACTGCTTTTGTTAAAGTTGCTTATTGCTTTCTTCATTGTTTGCCATCCTTTGCTTGCGTTGGATGTGCTCCAGCCGGTCTTTCTCCCGGCTGTGCCAGCGGATTTCCCGCTTGCCGTAGTACTTACCGTTCATCAGGGGCCTTCACCTTTCCCTGTGCAAGTAAAGTACTGTAATGGCCGTAGCTCATGCCGTATCGTTTTGCGGCATCGTTCATCTGTCGCACGGTATACTTTGGAGGCTCGTGCTTTTGAGGTCTCGCACGTTCTGGCTCCTGCACATCCCAAGTAATTTTGAACTCACCAGATGCTTTTAGCTCATTCAGCTCTTTTTGCTTTTTGGCTTTGTACTTTTTGGTCAAAGCCTTGTTTGCATCTGCTGCACATTCAGGGTGATACTTCTGAGACCAGACCTTCCGAACCATTGGCTTCTTGCACCAAGCGCATAAAGCCGGTTCCGGCTTAGCCTTGATTCCTTTCTTTATAAGAGCCTGCCGTTCTCTGCGAACAATGATTTTACATTCTTCACAGTATTTCTTGCACGGATTTACAAGGCCAAGAAAGACACCGCAGCGCTCACAGTATTTAATTTCCATCCACTTCACTTGCCTTTCTTAAGGCTCTTTCATTGTGTTCAGAAAAACACTGGTCAAGAAACTGGATGAACTTTGCGATTTTCTTTGCATCTTCCGGCGTACAACCATTTTCCACAAAACGTCTTGTCGCCTGTTCACGCTTGAAATCCGAGTAGGTCTTGGCCGCAGCGTCAATGGCAAACTTGGCTTCTTCTGGGTATTCAAGGTCTACCTTCAAGGTGATAATCTTCTCCATGTTCAGTCCTCCCATCCTCCGAAATCTTGCTGTTCTGCAACAGCCCTGGTCTCGATTCTCGGCGTGATGCCAAGCTTCTTGAGTTGCTCATGGATGAGCTTTTCACCCTCGACCGTCCAGACCGTTGTATTGAGAATGTAAGTCTTGCCGTTAGAGCGCTGAATGGCCTTGCCCTTGCGGTTCTTGGTGTAGCCCTTACCCTGATAGGGTTTGTACAGCACCCACTGACCATCGCTGTCTTTGTACTGGACTCGCTGGCTGTAAAGCAGCTTGTTCAGCTTTTCAGCAGTCAAACCGTAGTCCTTTGCGATGCTGGTGGCTGTCCGGCAGTTGTCTGCAATACACACGGCCCTGGCAAACTCTGCATCCGGTGTCAGCTCTGCAATCCGTTTGTCCTTCTCTTCCAGCTCTTCGTGCGCTGCGATCAGCGCAGTTGCAAGGAGCTGTGAGCGGGTAAGCTGCGGTGCGTTGTAGCTTCCAGTCTTACGGATTGCAGGAAGCACATCGTTCGTTACCCATCTGCGGAACGGTGCCGCTTCTGACTTGTCGCTGCGGAGGATGACGTGGTACAAACCGCTCTCGTTGACAATTACCATTTCCTGTTTGCCGCCAAGGGTGTCAATCAGGCTGACACCCTTTTCGTCATCATCTAATCGGTCAGCAGCCATGCGGTTATTGCTAATACCAAGCACAGCGCACACGTCTTTCAGAACGAACCATGCTTCGCCGTCCATATCAACCGTGCGAACTTTGCTGTTCTGATATTCAAAAACTTGAATGTTTGCCATTTTTTCTCTCCCTTCTTACACTCCCGAATCCTGAATATTCAAAATCCGGCAGATGCTTTTCTTGATGCCGGGCGTTTCCAGCTTTCCTGTCTTAACCTTGAAAAGGTAAGAACGGTCAAAATATCGTCCGGTGTCCTCCTTGACTTTTTCAATCAACCAGTCATTGGTCTTGTCTTTTTGGATAAGAGCAATCTCGATTTGTTTGCCAAAGTCACACAGAGGCTTTTTTTCAGCCATTATTTCACCTCCGGCTATTGATTTTTACGCATAAGTGTAATATAATGAAGTTGCTAGAAATCATTCATTACGCCTTCGCGGTACGGTCTTAGTATAATACGCTTTCGCGTAAAATGCAAGGGCTTTTTTAAGCGTTCGCGTAATTTCAGCAAACCTTACAATGCGAGGACTGGAATTATGGCAAACTTGTACGAAAATATTGAAAAACTCTGCAAGCAGCGTGGAGTAAACGTGACCACTATGTGCAAGGAATCGGGCGCAAGTCGTGGGTCTTTGACCGATTTGAAGAACGGAAGAAAGCAAACATTGAAATATGAAACGCTTGATAAGATAGCTTCTTATTTTGAAACAAGCGTGGATGCTTTGGTTTCTGGCGAGCAAAAAGAAAACCCGCCCCAGCAGCCGCAAAGTGAAGTCGATGCAGCAGTGGAACGGATTAGAAAAAAGCTTGAATCTATGCCGACAGCGCAGCGTGAAGCGCTGATGAACCTGATCGAGAAGATGTGAGGTAAGCCCGTGTATTACTTGTTGTGCGGCTGCGCCTTTTGCTTTTGGTTCATGCAGGCCTTGTTAAAAGGCAATGACCGTGTGCTATATGGCAACAGCAGAAAATATCGTTACCGTAGAAACCGAAAAAAGAAATGGTTCTGACCCGGTAAAATAAAAACCCCTTGTGCCGGGCTGGTGTAGCTCTGCGCAAGGGGTTTTCTGTTATTCTAGGCCTAAGGCTTGCTCCGCTGCCGGAATCTTATCAGGGTGTTCCAACAGCCATGCGATAAACCTGTCAATCTTAGCTCTTTCTTGTTCGCTCATTGCAGCATATCCTCCCGATCAGTAAATACGATTGTTCATTTGATACGATTATACATCTTTCAGTTGTATAGTCAATACAATTTGAACAACTTTGCAAAAATCGAATGTTTTCTTCGCATCCGTTACTTTTCATCGGGGAAGCCACGAGCGTTCAAGTCAAAAGGGACAACGCCTATCCATTTTTCCTCCAATCACAGCTCTACGAGCTGTCCGTCAATGCGTTCGATGTTATCTGCCGGGTCGCGCCCATCGTCTAAGGCGGCTACGGCACGTTCTAGGATGCCTTTCGCTTCGAGGTAAGCATCTTTATCAGCTTCGTACCCAGAAAGGCTCAGGACAAGCTCCAGCGTCCGTCTGCGGGCGTATGGGACAATCAGAGCATCTACAGTTCGGTTCATTAGCTTTCCTCCCATGGTTCAGGTGTGTGTGGCTGCCCATCGGTAATGCTGGCGGGCATTCCGTCGATGATTGGCATACGTTCATGGTTCCAGATTGCAGTTTCTTTCATTTTGTGTTTCCTTTCTATTTGGAATTTTTTGACAATATAGTTATAACACAGGCTGCTGTTGGTTCTCCATAGCAGCTTTTTCCATTTTTTGGCTTGTCGAATCCGGCAGTTTTGCAGAATTTTGTTGAAAGGGCGTGAATTTATGGATGAATATTTAGTAAGAACGGCCAAAGCATTAGAGATGGCACGGATGCACTCTGGTCTAAGCCAGCAGAAGCTGGCGGCACGGATGGGCATAAATCGTGGCACGGTCGCCAATTGGGAGCAAGGCCTGGCAGCTATTTCCCTGCCAACGGCTATGCGCTGGTTTACCTGCTGTGGTGTATCGGCGGCTCGATACATGGACGCTTGCATTTACCCGGGGCTGCTGGAGCATTTGGAAGGTGACCTTCCTGGTCTGGAGAAGCGGCAGATTCTCATAGATGCTATGATGGAATGTTCTTCCTATGAGATAGATGCCTTGTTGTATATCCGGTACGGAGATCACGGCTCAGACCATATGGGTGTGCTGACGGAGGTTCTGGCAAACCTCCACACACCGTTGAAGGACAGGGTCTCTGTTTGCCGGATGGTATCGGGCAACTACGAGATAGCGCAAGCTACCGGAACAGACCCAGACCCGAATGGAGCCGCCCCGAAGATGGAAATTCTCTATCAGGCGCAGGACGCTGGAACGGAAGCTGCTATGAAGTCCAACGATTCTTATACCGTGAATCCAAATAATATAACTGGCTGATTGTCGAATTATCGCAGTTTTTGAAGAACATTTTATCCACGTTTATCCACTTTTTGTACACGTTTCATGCAGATTGGGTATACCTTCGCCTTGTCAATTTGTCCCCCATAGGCTATGAATCGACAATATTTGCGCGGAATAAATAACGTAGTAGCGATAATACGCAGCTTGCATTTAATCGGTTCGTCAATCCGTCCCCCCATAACATCGGCTTAAAAGTTTTTCATCCACATTTTGTACACGTTAGATAAGACTAATAATTGTAGGAAAGACTTTATTTAGAAAATTGAAGGTTGAGTTATCCACAAGCTGGAATGGAAAAAGAAAGAAATTGTTGAAAATTATCGTCATCGCCTATTTAACGATGATATTTAACCTCTTGTTTATTTCTTGTTTAATATATAATAGGTAGATGGGGGACGAAATGACAAAGCATGGGGGACGTTTTGACAAGTCATGGGGGACGTTTTGACGACCCTATGGGGGACAAAAAGACAAGTCACGGGGGACGAAAATTGTTGACACGTCCCCCTACTTGTGATATACTGTTTTCAGACCATTAAAGGAAGTGAGCAGATGCCAAAAATATCAGACAATAACCTTGTCGAGAAAAGCAAATCCCTTGTGTGGGCAAAGTTTAGGGACTACACAGCAGGCGAGCTTCGGCTGCTAGAGGTTTACTTGTCAAGAATAAATCCGAGAGACCCAAACAGCAGCCGTGTGGAGTTCACTTTGGCAGAGTACAGAGACCTGCTGGGGTTAAAAAGCCTTGATGCACGAAGGATTGAGCCGCAGATCAAGCACTTTTTGGGCAACACTGTGTCGATTCCCATTGACAAAGAAAAGGGAACATTTGAGAGCTTTGTCCTTTTCACAAGGGCAAAACTGGACTATGTGCCGGAAACAAGGTCTTATGTTGTGGCAATCACTTGCAACCCTGACCTTCGCCCTATTTTCTTTGACATTGCTGAAAGCGGCTATGTTCGGTATCGGCTGCGTTACACGTCAAGAATGAAGTCTCAATACAGCATTTTGCTTTATTCGATTCTTCGGGACTGGTTGAACATGGACAGCAAGCCGCATGAAATCAGTCTGAAAAAGCTGAGAGAACAGCTCGGTGCGATGGAAGCAAGCTACGATGTTTACAAGAATCTCCGCAAACGAGTGCTTGACGTTGCAGTAGATGAAATCAATGCCGTGTCTGACATCGTAGTGACCTATGAACCGGTTCTTGTGGCACGAAAGGCTGTGGCGGTCAAGTTCAAGCCCAAAATTAAAGCGTCTGAGACGCTGATTGAAGCTCAGGCAAGCGAAGTGCCGGTAGAACCTCAAAAAGCCGTGAGAAAGCCCCGTAGAAGCGGATACGATGATTTTGATTGGTCTGTGTGTGACGAATTGGAAAAGCAGGACTGCATTGACGTGGCGAAGGTAGTTGAGAAGTGGATGAAGAAAGAGCATCCAGAAATCAAGCTGCCGAGACGCAGAGAAGCGGTTTACGACACGGTGAAGGCGGCGTATAAGGACATCTTGTCTTTGGACAGGTCTCCGTTCCCTGACAGACCTGTTGGCTATCTGATTAGAAGCGTAGACAAAGCGGGTATCGTAGACAAGTATATGCCAGCGTTCTATTCCATTGAAGCGTTACAAGAGCAGTAAGACGTAGCGCATTGAGCAGATGATGCAGAAAGGAGAAAGAATGGGATGGATTAGTGTGAAAGATGAGTTGCCAAATTATAGGGAAAATGTAATTGTTTTTACGGAAAAGCATATTGACGTTGGGCATTTGGCAAGAGGAAGATATGGTTCGTTGTGGTGGGAAAGGGATTCCGTTGATGTATGGAAGGACAACGAAGTTCTAAAAGATGTAACCCATTGGATGCCGCTTCCTGAAGAACCAGAAAAATAAAGAAAGAGTGATAAAATGGCAAAAGTTCCCTACTCCGTTCTGAATAAAGCAGAACTTGACCTTGAAAAGAAGTTTGATTATCAGTTTCGGTTCAATCATCATGGAAATCAGGCTTCTGTAAGGGTTTTGCCGCAAAGAAGCTACAGCGAACTAACGCCTGACGAAGCGATTGAAGTCGGGAAGTCTCTAATCGAAGCTGGTAAAGCAGCGAAAAAGTTTGTTTATAACGGATATTTTATAGACTGGGGAGAATAAAAATGGCAAAAATCATAGCTGTCGCCAACCAGAAGGGCGGCACAGGCAAAACCACCACAAGCACCTGTCTGGCTGGTGCGTTACAGTTGCTTGGTAAGAAGGTGTTACTGGTGGACTGCGATGCCCAGTGCAACGCAACTGACACCTACGGCGCACAGACAGAGGACGTGTGTACCCTGTTTGATGTAATGACCCGGCAAGGTACAGTAGAAGAAGGAATCCAGCACTGTGAAGCTGGTGACATTCTGCCGTCAGACAATGCATTGAAGGACATTGACGAGCAGCTTGTCCGAGACATTGGTAAGAACTTCCGGCTGCGTGAAGCGCTGGAATCCGTGTCAGAACAGTACGATTACATTGTTCTCGATACGCCCCCACAGCTCGGTCTTGCGCTTGTAAACGCTCTGATCGCCGCCAACAGCATCATTGTGCCCATTACAGCAGACCGCTATGCGCTTGCCGGATTGAGCCAGCTTTCGCAGACTATCGGCGATGTTCGCAGATACTTCAACCCGACTTTGAAAATTGAAGGTCTGCTTCTGAACCAGTACAAGAGCCGTGAGAACCTGTCCAAAGAGGTTGTAGAGCAACTTCCTGTGATTGCAGAAAGCATGGGAACAAGGCTTTTGGACGTGAAGATTAGACCGTCTATGGGCGTTCGTAAGGCGCAGGCAGAGCGGCACAGCCTGTTTAGCGGCGACACGGCAAAAAGTACCAGCGCAGAGGATTTCAAGGCGTTGGCGAAGATGATTGTGGAAGGAGAAAAAAATGAGTGATTTTTGTCCGCATCTTTTAAATGCAACTTGTTCTGATGACACGGAGCAAGTCTACGTTGTCAATTTTGGTTTTTCATTTAATGACCTTTCCGATAAAGAGAAAGAAATGGCGTTTCATTCTCAGTGGTATCTAGCTGAAAAGTATTGCAAAAAGTGGCAGAAAGAACTTGCAAATAATCAATGGGCGAAATCAGAAGATGAAATGCCAGATGAACTAAACCCATACGTTATCGGGTTTAGCAAAGACGAATACGATGTAGAAATTGTAGGCTATGAAGAAGATTTTAAGGAATGGCGGGACAAAAGCGGAAAGCCGCATAATATAACTCACTGGATGCCGTTGCCGACCGTTCCTGACCTTGATGAAGATTGGGAGGAAGAGGAATGAAATCAACCAGCAAAAAATCCTCTGGCTTGCTTGGCGGGTTTGATTTCCAGCCTGTTTTTTCGGAACAGACATTAAGCCGAAGTGAGCCAAAGGAAGAAGAAGCAAGCCAAACAAAGCCGAATAATGCCGAACAAGCACAGATTAAGCCTAGTGAAGCCACAGACAGCCATGCACAGTCGAGTGAAGCGAAATTAAGCAGTATTAAGCCGAAGCAAGCCAAAGACAGCGAAAGCCAGCCAAGTGATGCCATGTTGGGCGAAGGTAAGCCGAAGAAGCTGAAACAGGCAAAGGAAATGAAACGGCTGATTGAACATGGCAATATTCCCGGCGCACTGGCTGAAGCTGGCTTGACAAAGAAAAAAATCCCGATGCCGGAATCGCATCAGGGAGTTGCAAGCGGTGACGGCAAGCGGTCTAAGCGCATTACCATCCTTATGAGCGAGGAAGAACGCAAGTACATCAACCGTGAAGCCAGACGGCACGGAATGACGATAGGGCAGTTCGTGTACGCTCTAGCAGTTGCAGCGGCAGATGGGAAGATTGAATTGGAAGATTTCTTAGAGGATTGACGATAAAAGTTAAGATTTAGGAGAATTGTTATGGAAAAGAAAACGTGCAAACCGAACGCAAATAAAGGAAAGACGGCAGAATATATTGTCGCAAAGAACATTCATGGTGTGGAAGTAGGAGTAAAATGCAGTCTATGCGGATATATTTCGTCCGCAAAAGAAGAAAAAGAGTGTCGCTGGTGTAAAGCCACAATGACAAATGCCGATAGAAACTGAGATTTAAGGATGAGGGTTCACATGGACAAAGTGAAATATTCTGATTACAATATAGAAGACTTGAAGCAGAGAAGGAAATCTTACGGAAGTGGCATTGAAATTTGCAGAAGTGGAGATGGAATTGACACTTTAATCGGTAGCAAAGTATGTTTTCCTGGACGAACATTGTCGCCGGATGAGGCGATTGCTTTTGCGGAGAATCTGATTAAGGCCGCGAATGAGGCAAAAGAGTTTAAGTACAACGGATATTTCATCAATTGGCTTGAGTAAAACTAATCATTATAATAGAAAGTAATCCCCTGCACAGCCGATTAAACTATGCAGGGGATTACTTTATTTATCTGTCACGCAGTCCCAGTAGGCATACGCCTTGCCATCCACAGCGTCCGTGTCATCAAGGAACGCCTTTGCCATGTCAGCGTAGAAACCCGGAGTGTCAACGGACTGGCGTTTTGCGACCTGACAATAATCCGAGTACATCATGTTCATGACAGCCCAGAAATCATTCGGGTCACAGGTGATATTGCGCTGTTTGGCAACGTCCTGCGTCTGTTCCAGCGTCCAGTGACAGCCTTTAGTGCCGTCAGCGTTCACCATGCTGTCGCACCATTCCTCCGCTTCATCGTGGGTGAGGTGCTTGCGTGGCATCTTGATGGAACGGCTGTCCGCACCGCCATGCTCATACTGCCCAGACCGCTTGTCCCAGTCTCCGTTCTGCGAGAAGCCAATCTGCGGCATCTTGCGCCCATACTCTACGTCAGGGTAGCGGGGGATAGGGTAGGGGTCGATGTAGCGGTTCTCCTCCTGCGGATAGTACGGATAGCGGTCATTGCCATCTTCCAGCTTGCGCAGACGGCGTTCCAGCTCACGCTCCCTGCGGTCACGTTCTTCCTCAAGGCGGTCACGTTCCGGCTCACGGTTTTTGTCGTGGTCGCGGAGCATCATCATGCGGCGAAAATTAGTCTTGCCCATAATCTGTACCTCCTCAAGAAATGGACGCAGGCGCACCGGCGTGGGAGCGGCAGAAGCAGCCAAGATATTTGAACGTGCCTGTGCCGGTAGCGGACGTTGCCACACGAGTAGCATAGCGGGTGCGGGTGTGGATGCTCTCGGCGGTCGCCTGAGCGCAGTTGCAGTCGGTCAGAGGGTATGC